GACACTCCTGTACCTAAATATGAATATGATAGTTATTTTAATTTAGGTTTTTATTATAAAGATAAATTATTCGTATATGACGATGAAATGTATCTTGAAATGAGACAATATTATAGAATTTCTTTACCATATCTTCATAGAGATTTAGAAAAAGAAGGAAGTCAATTAAATCAAGATTATGAAAAATTATCTTTTGAAGAACAAAAAATAACTCAATGGTTAACTAGAAATTTTATAAATCATAATAATAGTCCTCAATACTTAAGAAATACACTTCCAGATAGTTTTATTAATTTATTAAGAGAAAATAAAACTAATGAAGTATTTGTTAGATTAGATAGAACTAAACCAACTAAAGAAGAAGATAAAGATATTATTAATATAATTAATTACTATCTTTTATTTAAATTATTAGGAAATTAAAATGCGTTATTTAAAATATTCTGATAAAGAAGAATTTCCTATTGTTTTCTTGGTTCAAAATATAAATAAAAAAGATTTAGAAGAATATTATTTTAAAGATTTAGATAAAAATAATATTCTTACTTTAGATTTATATTATGAGCCAGGAAAAAAGAAAACTTCTGCTGCAATTATTAAACAATATTTAGAAGAAGAAATTATTCCTATTTTAAATGAATATAAAACTAAATATGTAATTGTATCTGATCAAGAATATTTTAAAGTATTAGCTAAAGTATTAAAAGTAGATTTATATTTAGGATATGCAATGAAATCTACTTATGGAAATTTTCAAATATTTTATATTCCTAACTATAAAGCTGTATTTTTTAATCCTGATGTAATAAAAGAAAAAATTAATTATGTAATTAAATCTTTAAAAGATTCTTTTACTGGTTCTTATAAAGATCCAGGAACCAATATTATTCATTCAAGTACTTATCCTAAAACAGTTAAATTAATTAAATATTGGTTAGATAAATTTATTAAAGATAATAATCCTTTAACTTGTGATATAGAAACTTTTTCTTTAAAACATTATGATTCTGGATTAGGAACTATTACTTTTTGTTGGAATCAACATGAAGGAATAGCTTTTCCTATAGATTATTATGATGGAAATGAAAAAAATTATTCTAAACAAGTAAGAAAATTATTAAAAGATTTTTTTATTAATTTTAAAAATAAACTTATATTTCATAATATTTCTTTTGATGTTTATATCTTAATTTATCAACTTTTTATGAAAAATCTAAATGATACAGAAGGTATGTTGTATGGTTTAGATGTTATGTTAAAAAATTGGGAAGATACTAAATTAATTACATATTTAGCTACTAATTCTTGTGCAGGTAATCATTTAGGATTGAAATATCAAGCTCAAGAATTTTCAGGTAATTATGCTATTGAAGAAATTGGAGATATAACTAAAAGAAATTTAAATGATGTTCTTAAATATAATTTAATTGATGGATTATCAACTTGGTATGTATATAACAAATATTATCAAAAGATGATAGATGATCAGCAATTAAATATTTATGAAAATTTATTTAAACCTACTACTAAAGATATTATTCAAATGCAGTTAGTAGGTATGCCTATTGATAGAAATAAAGTAGAAGAAATTAAAATAATTTTAGATAATGATATTAAAGATAGTTTATTTAAGATAATGTCTTCTAAATTTGTTAAAGACTTTGAATATAGTCTAAGAAATCATTGGGTAGAAGCTAAAAATAAAACTCTTAAAAAGAAAAAAGTAACTATAGAAGATTGTGATTTACATTTTAATCCTAACTCAGGTAAACAATTACAAAGACTTTTATATACTGATTTAAAACTTCCTATAATTAATCTTACTAAATCTAAATTACCATCTGTTGATAAAGATACATTAGCTGAATTAATTTTTAAAACTGACAATGAAGATATTAAAAACTTTCTTCAAAGCCTTGTTGACTATGCTGCTGTTAATAAAATTATTTCCAGTTTTATTCCGGCATTTGAAAAAGCAGTTGATGTAGGAAACGGATATAGATTATTCGGTAATTTTAATTTAGGCGGTACAGTATCTGGAAGATTAAGCAGCAGTGAACCAAATTTACAACAATTACCTGCAACAGGAACCAAATATGCCAAACTTATTAAAAAATGCTTTAAAGCTCCTACTGGCTGGTTATTCTGTGGTCTTGATTTTGCTTCTCTTGAAGATCGTATTTCTGCTTTAACTACTAAAGATCCTAACAAACTTGCGGTATATATTCATGGCTATGACGGACACTGTTTACGAGCATATTCCTATTGGGATTACAAGATGCCTAATGTAGAACTAGCTAAAGATTCTGAAGAATGCTATACTGCAAAAGTCGGTGGTACCAATATTTGGTTTCACGAAAAAGAACAAATTGAATATTTAGGTAAAACTTATACAGGAAAGCAACTTTATGAACTTCTTACCAATCAAGGGTTATGAAGGTCTTTATGAAATATCTGATACAGGTATTGTGAGATCTTTAGATCGAGAATTACTTGGAAAGGATGGACATACATATCCGTACAAGGGAAGAATTCTTAGAACTAATCTAAATAAACAAGTTATTTATCCCCAAGTAAGGTTATGGAAAGATAACAAAGGAACTTGGTTCTACATCCATAGATTAGTGGCTCAAGCTTTTATTCCTAATCCAAATAATCTACCTGAAGTGAACCATATAGATGGAAATAGGACTAATAATCATGTTTCTAATCTTGAATGGGTCACATCATCAGAAAACTCTTTTCATGCAGTTCAAACAGGATTACGCGTTTATACAAATAGATTAACTAAAGAAGAGTTTGTAGATTGTCTTTGGGATGTAATCCAAGGAGAATCTTATGCTTCACTATCTCAAAGGGTTCCTTATAAAGTTCCATTCTTATCTGTAAAACTTCGTAAGATAGCTAAAGAACTTAATTTGGAACATGAACTTGATGAATCTTTAATGATTCAACGTATTGAGAGAGCAAGAGTAAATGGTGCTAAAGCTTACAGAAAAGATAACTAATATTAAAAAAATATCAGTTGAAGAACATAATTTAAATAGAATTAATCATATTAAGGAGGAATATAAGAGCATACGTCAGAACTCTAAAGGTCCGACGTTTGCTCTTACGTAGCGTATGCAGGAACATGGCGAACACTAATGAAAAACTTTGGCTTCGCAGAAGAAGAAGCCAAGCATATTGAAGCTAAATATCATGAACTTTATAAAGTAAGTGATGAATGGGTTAAAGCTCATTTAGATCAAGCTTCTAAAGATGGATATGTTACTTGTGCATTTGGATTAAGACTTAGAACTCCTTTGCTTAAACAAGTTGTAAAAGGTACTTCTAAGACTCCATATGAAGCTGAGGCAGAAGGTAGAACAGCAGGTAATGCTCTAGGTCAATCTTGGTGTTTACTTAACAATAGAGCAGGAATAGAGTTTAATTCTTTGGTTCGATCCAGTAAATATAAATATGATATTTTGCCTGTAGCAATGATTCATGATGCTCAATATTTTCTTATTAGGGATGACCCTGAAGTTGTAACTTGGGCTAATAAAAATTTAGTTAAAGCAGTACAATGGCAAAACGATCCAGCTATCTATCATGATGTAGTTAAATTAGGTGGTGAATTTTCTATTTTTTATCCTGATTGGGCACATGAATTGTCAATACCCAATAAATGTGATGAAAATCAATTAATTGATATAGTAAATAACTATATGGAGACATTAAATGATTAAAGAAAGATCTTTTTGGTTCTTAGTATCTGGAGAAGTTTTATATAAAGAACCAGAAAAAGAAAAAGATTATATTCAATCTGTTAGATTGAATGGAATTATTAAAGGAAAAGAAAAAACTATTCCTGTAACTGGTATTGCTAAAGCTCAAGAAGTATTACAAATTAATTTTAAGAAATTAATTTCTCAACAAGCAGAAATTGTAGGTGTAACTTTATATGCAATTTCTAATCTTGGATTTATGACAGATGAAGAATTTAATAATCTTCCTGTTGAAAAAGAAGAATCTAAATAATTAATTAATATACCCTAGATTTATTCTAGGGTATTTCTTTCTCTAAACAATATGATTACTAATAAAGAAGATATTCCATTAACTTTAGCTGTATGGGCAGTTGATGATGATTATGATTATGTGAACCAAGAGAATTATATTTCTGTTACTCAATTAATTAAACCAATTAAACAAATTATTCTTGGAATGAGAGTAACTGATGAAGATACTGATGTAAGTGAATTAATTAATGCTGCATTAGGTACTTGTATTCATTCTGGAATAGAGAAAGCATGGAAATTTAATTATAAGAAGAATCTTAAATCTCTTGGTTATTCTGATGAATTAATTAATAAAATTAAGATTAATCCTAAGAAAGAAGATTTAAAAAATACAGATATTCCTATCTATATTGAACAAAGAAATACTATCAAAATAGACGATTATACTATTGGTGGTAAATTTGATATGGTAGCTGATGGAATATTATATGATAATAAATCTACTTCAGTTTATACATGGATTTATGGTGGAAGAGATAAAGATTATTGTCTCCAAGGATCACTTTATAAATTAATTAATAAAGATATTATTAAAGAAGACTTTATTAGAATTAATTATATATTTACTGATTGGCAAAAATCAGCAGCAGCACAAAATGAAAAATATCCTTTAAATAGATTAGTTTGTAAAGATATTCCATTACTTTCTTTAGAAGAAACTAAAAAATTTATAGAAGATAAAATAAAACAAATAAAAATTTATAAAGATTCTCCTGAAGAAAAATTACCTAGATGTACAGATGAAGATCTTTGGAGAGCAGAACCAAAATATAAATATTATGCTGATCCTACTAAAACATCTGGTAGAAGTACAAAGAATTTTACTTCACTTCAAGAAGCTAATGAATATAAATTAGCTAAAGGAAATAAAGGAGTAGTTATTATTGTTCCTGGTGAAGTAAAACGTTGTATGTATTGTCGTGCATATAACATATGCAAACAAAGAAGAGAATATTTTCCAAATGATTGATCTAACTAATGTAAAACATCATGAAGCTATTGAAGAATTAGTAGATTTATTATGTGCGAAAACACAAAATAACGATAAAGGATTCTTCAAAGCAGAAGTAGCCTATTTTTTAGCAAAAATGGCTTCCTGTATGAGAGCTTGTGTACTTACTAAAGATAGAGGTGAAATACCTATTAATCTTTATGTAATTGCATTAGCTGCTTCTGGTATGGGTAAAGGATTCTCTGTTGGAATTATGGAGAATGAATTAATTAAGGGATTTAAACGTAGATTTATTGAAGATACTATGCCTATTATTGCAGAAGCTAATCTTCATAAATTAGCTGATGACAGAGCATTAAAGAATCCTGACGGAGATCCAGAAAAAGAATATACAAAACTTGAAAAGGAATATGAAAATTTAGGTAAATATCCTTTTACTTTTGATAGTGGAACTACACCTGCTGTAAAACAATTAAGACAAAAACTTTTATTAGCAACTTGTGGTTCTATTAATCTGCAAATTGATGAAATTGGTTCTAATCTTATTGGTTCAACAGAAGTATTAAATACTTATCTTGAACTATTTGATCAAGGATATACAAAACTTAAATTAACAAAGAATACTAACGATAATATTAGAGGAGATGACTTAGATGGGAAAACTCCTGCTAATATGCTTCTTTTTGGTACTCCTGTTAAGCTCTTTGACGGGAGCACTACAGAGAATGAGTTCTATTCTTTTCTTGAAATCGGGTATGCCAGAAGATGTATATTTGGAATTGGGCATACCGATAAAAAGGCCTATCATTCAATGACACCTGAACAGATATTCCAGTCATTGATTCAGCCTAAAAATAAACAGATTATTGATAAATGGGCTAATAAATTTGTTCGTCTTGCAGATCCAAGTAAATTCCAATGGACTATGGATATGAAAGATGAAGTAGCAATTAAATTATTAGAATATAAAATTAATTGTGAAAAAGCAGCAGATCAGTTAGCTGAACATCAAGAAATTGAAAAAGCAGAATTATCTCATAGATACTTTAAAGCTCTTAAATTAGCAGGAGCATTAGCTTTTGTTGATGAAGCAGTAGAAGTAGATATGAATCATTTATTACAAGCTATATTGCTTGTAGAAGAATCAGGACAAGCTTTCAGATCTATTTTTACAAGAGAAAAATCTTATATGAAATTAGCAAAATATATTGCTAATGTAGGAATAGAAGTAACTCATGCTGATTTAAATGAAGCATTGCCTTTTTATAAATCTGGTGTAGCAGCTAGAAATGAAATGATGACTATGGCTCAAGCATGGGGCTATAAACAGAATATTCTTATTAAGAAATCATATATAGATAATATTGAATTTTTTAAAGGAGAATCTCTTAAAGCCACTGATCTTAATAAATTAATTATTAGTTATTCAGATCATTTTGCTTATAACTATAACAATGATTATGCTCCGTTTGATCAATTAACAAATTTAACTCAATCAGCAGGAATGCATTGGATTAACCATCATGTAAAAAATAATCATAGAAATGAAGAGAATATTATTCCTGGATTTAATATGATTGTTTTAGATGTTGATGGAACTATTTCTTTAAATACAACTAAAGATCTACTTAAAGAATATAAATATCTTATATATACAACTAAAAGACATACAGAAGAAGTCAATAGATTCAGAATGATTCTTCCTACTAATTATGAATTACAGTTAGATTCAGAAGAATATAAAGAATTTATGGATAATATTCGATCTTGGTTACCATTTGAAGTAGATGAGTCTGTGAACCAAAGAAGTAAGAAATGGGAAACTTTTGATAAAGGATCTTATTTTTACAATACAGAAGGAAAACTATTTGATGTTTTACCTTTCATACCAAAGACAAGTAAAAATGAACAATATCAAAAAGAATTTTCCAAAATTGAATCAATGGACAATTTGGAAAGATGGTTTGCTCAACGAATTGGTACAGGAAACAGGAATAATCAATTACTTAAGTTTGCTCTTGCTCTTGTCGATTCTAATATGTCCGTCACAGATGTTGAATCCAAGGTTAAAGCTTTTAATTCTAAACTCAGTAATCCACTCTCTGAAAAAGAACTTGAATCAACAATCTTTAAAACAGTAGGTCAAAAGATTCTGAATAAGAATAGTTAATTATTTTCTTGGTTCTTTTAAAGGAGATTTCATGAGTAATGAAGTAAATGATCAATTAATTTTAGTATGCGGATATTCTGCTACTGGTAAATCAGCTAGTTTAAGAAATATTAGGAACCAAGATAAATGGTTTTATTTAAATACTGAAGCTGGTAAAAGATTACCTTTTAAAAATAACTTTCAATCTTTTAGAGTTGATGATCCTCTTCAAGTATTTGAAGCATTTGAAGTAGGTACTACAGATCCGAATGTAGAAGGAATTATTGTAGATTCTTTAACTTTCTTAATGGATATGTACGAAACACAAAGAGTTCTTACAGCTTCCAATACTATGAAAGCATGGGGAGACTACAATCAATTCTTTAAAAAATTAATGCAGGAATATGTAGTTAGATTTAATAAACCTGTTATTTTTACAGCTCATGTAATGGATACTCTTGATGAGAAGAGTATGGAAATAAAGACAGCAGTACCTATTAAAGGTGCTGCTAGAAATAATGGAGTAGAAGCATATTTCTCTACTATTGTAGCTGCTAAGAAAATAGCTATTAAAGACTTAGAAGAATATGATAAAAGTCTTCTGCATATTTCTGAAGATGAAGAATTACTTGGCTTTAAATATGTATTTCAAACTAGATTAACTAAAAAGACTTTAGGAGAAAGAATTAGATCTCCTATGGGTATGTTTAGTAAAGAACAAACATTTATTGATAATGATTGTCAGCTTCTATTAGATCATTTAAATAATTTTTATGGAGAATAATTAAATGGCAAAACTTTTTAATAATCTTACAACAGACGATCTTGAACAATCGACAGATTTTCTAGGAGGTCGTAATGTATTTCCTTCCGGATGTTATATTGCAACTATTAAAGCAATGTATACATCTCAAGCTAAATCAGGAGCTTGGGGAGTAACAGTTCTTGCAGATATTGAAGGAAAACCTTATACAGAAACAATTTATATTACTAATAAAGAAGGTAAAAATTATTTCTTAAATAAACAAGATCCAACAAAGAAAGTTCCTCTTCCTGGATTTACTCTTATTGATGATCTTTGTTTAATTGGTACAGAAAAGCCTCTAAGTGAACAGGAATGGGAAGAAAAAGTACATATGGTCTATGATCCAAATGTAAAGAAAGAAGTTCCTACAAGCTTAGAAACTGATATGGATCTTATTGGTAAAAAAGTAGGTCTCTGTATTCTTAATGAAAAAGTTGATAAGACTAAACTTGAAGGTAATGAATATGTACCTACAGGTGAAACATTCAATAAGAATAGAATCGTTAAGATTTATCATCCTGAATTGAAACTTACAGTAGCAGAAGCACGTGATGATCGTGATGCTACATTTGTTGATAAATGGAATGATAAATATCATGATGTAGAAGTTGATAATAGTAAAGGAGCCAATAAGAATACTAATAATGGTATTGAAGGCTCACCGCTTAAATCTCAATCTAGTGCAGCACCTAGAAAGAGTTTATTTGGTAATAAGAAATAATATAATGAGGGCTTTTAAGCCCTCTTATAATGTATAAAGTAAATTTACCTTTACGAGTTCAATTATCTAAAAATACTTATTTTTCTATCAACTTAAATGTATATAGAAATGCATATTTTCATACATTAAATAAAGCAAAAATAGTATTTAAAGAGATAATTGCTAATCAATTAGAACCAATTCCTTATATATCATCCTGTAAATTAACTTATATTCTTTATCCTAAAACAAAACATTTACAGGATATTAGTAATATATGTAGTATTGCGGATAAATTCTTTTGTGATGCAATGACTGAAGTAGGTAAATGGAAAGATGATAACTATACAGTTATTAAAGAAGTAACTTATAAGTTTGGTTCTATAGATAAAGATAATCCACGTGTTGAAGTAATAATTGAATTAGAGGAAGATTCCATGCAAATTAAACTTGTTGAAAAAGAAATTGTTGATGCTATTAAATATTATGTAACTAATAATGTAGGACTTAATGTTCCTGCTAATTTTGAATTTAATGTAAATCTTGTAGCTACTAGAGGTTCTTCTGGTATTACAGCAGAAATTGATTTAAATAATATTAAAAAAGAATCAAAGACTTGTGAAGAATATATAGTAGATGAATATAATCCTGCTGAAAAAATTACTAAATCTGAAGAAGTAGAAGAAACAGTAGAAGAAAAGATTGAACCAGAACAAAATACTGAAAGAAAATCTTTATTCGGTAATTTAAAACGTCCTACTAATGATTAATTTGTGATATAGTTCAGTTATTGATTAATTGCTCAGTTAAATTACAAGTTGCCGACTGAACAAATTTAATCAAACTTTCCTCTAGCCATAAGTCCAAATATTTGGCAGGCTAGAGGGATCTTTTTAAATACTAAGGAAAATATAATGCGTGCTACTGAAAAAATGATCAAGAACGAAATCTTTGATGTATATTCTCAGATTCTTGAAGCAGTTCCTACTCCTGAAGAAGAAAATGCTCTTACTTCTGAACAGATTGCTATTTCTTATGATCGTATTGAAGCTTGCTTGAAAAAACTTCGCAAGTTTAATAAAGAATTGATTCGTTTAACTAAGCCAATGCCTGATATGCCTCAAGCATAATAATCAATTTCTTTTTGTGGTTTTCTTGAAGGTTTGTGTAATCAAACCTTCTTTTAAATAGCCTTACATTTTTTATCGACTCATGTTTTCATGTTTCCATAACTCATTCCTCTAATGTAGGGCTATTTAAATAAATAACTCTATAGTCTTATTGATTAACAATGTATTACTTATGTCTATTCTATAGAGTTATTTATTCAGTTCTTTGGTTCATTCTTTTTTTGGAAATTAAGAGACGACTTATAAGGTTTTATAAATCGAATCAGAGAACTGAATAAATATCTGTTCCCTTAGCTCAGTTGGTTAGAGCAGTCGTAATATAATTTATTTATACGATTGCTTTTACTATAGGAAATTAAAGATGAAAATAGATCTTAAATATCCTTATTCTGAGAAATGAAAATTTGGATATATTGTTACTAATTCAGAAAATAGAAAAACTTTAATTTTATACAATAATTGTGGTGATAGAACTAGTACACAATATGCTAGATATTTACTAGCAATAAAGTTAAAAAGATTTCTAACTGAAGAAGAAACAGTAGATCATATAGATGGAGATAAAACTAATGATTCTCTAAATAATTTACAAATATTATCTAGAGAAGATAACATTAGAAAAGCTTGTAAAAAACCAGATATTAAATTAATTTGTCCTATATGTGGAACAGTTTTTTATAAACAAAGTTCTAAATTATCTGGAAAAAATTAAGAGAACGGGTTAAAAATAATTTAATATGTTGTTCAAGGAAATGCGGTAGAATTTCTGCATCAAGAAAATTAAAAAAGAATAAGGGAGATTAGCTTAATGGTAAAGGGAACGGCTTATACCCGTTTAAAGCGGAGCCTAGATAAGACTCTGTTACTGGTTCGAGTCCAGTATCTCCCACCATTTAATAGCGATATTCTGAATGTGATTTCAGTTATTAGAAATTAACTAGTAAGGATATTGCAGTTTGGGTAGCGGAGCGACCATAGAATAGACTCTTTTATTATTACCATTAGTGGTTTAATATTACGTAAGTGTGGAATAGCAGATGCCCTTAAAGAAGCTGCTAGCACAGGTGAGTATATTCCTGTTAACTGCTAGGAAAGACTAGCACCTAATTCTTGCAGGCATAGTTCAAAGGTAGAACCCTAGACTTCCAATCTTGTGATGAGAGTTCGATTCTCTCTATCTGCTCCAAAATAAGACCCATATGAGATACTTTTTATAAGTATGTACCTGAGTGCTTATAGGTAGATCGTAAGCCTCAAAACGATTGACGATGTGAAATAGACCATTGACAAGGTGAAAGAGAACCTGACAGGAGGAAGAGACCCCTGACAAGAGGCAAAGACCCTTGACTACTGGGTATATGGCCAGTTGACGGATAAGGAATAGACTTCTGACTATAGGGAAAGACCTACTCTATCTCTGTAACGATGGTAAGTTATATGTAGAGCGCAGATTGTTATGTAGCGATACACATAGCCGTTATAGCCTTCGGATATGGCTAGTCCTTTTTCAGTATTTTAGCGACTTTAAACTTAAAGAATACGAGCAGCAACTATTAATGCCAAATAGTCTTGCGGGGACATCTAAACCGATGATAAAGGGGAGGATGAGCCCTTTCAGGAGAATCTAGTTTTACTAGGTAAACTTTCAAATTGAACCAGACAAAGTTCCTGTTTAGCGTCTGGTTCACCTACATATACAAATTAAATTAGTTTTTATATTTAGGTGAATAATATTCTTTAAATTTCATAAAAGTATTATTAACAGTAATTATATTAATTATGTAGATATAGATGAAATTACTTTAAATATCTATATTTATTTAACTAATCATGATTGTATAGAATTTAAATGTAAAAACTTAGAAGCATTAAATAAAGCATTTGATTTATTACTTTATAGATTAAATAAATCCAAGGAAGATACAAATGGCTGAATTTCTATTCTTTCATGATACAGGAATTAATATTGATAATATTGACTTCTTTACTATTAATAAAGATAGAACAGGTATTACTTTCTTTATGAAAGGTAATACAAGTATTACTATATTTAAACCAGAAGAAGTAAGTATTGAAGATTTTTATGAAGGTATTGTAAATATGATTTATGATACTGATGAAGATGAACCAGAAGAATTAGAGATTAATTAATCCAGAGTGGTGAAATTGGTAAACACAAGGGACTTAAAATCCCTCGGAGAAATCCTTACGAGTTCAAGTCTCGTCTCTGGAACCAAAACACTATATAATATACATAGATACTTTCATTTAGAATTTTCCTTTGTTGGAAAAAGAATCTATAGCAACTAATATACATTAAAGTCATGATAGTTAAAACGTCCATTAACCTCTAGGTTAATTAAGCAAGTAAAATAGCTTCTACTCCAGAAGCAGCTATAGTCATCCCCCAGTTACCTTGTATATGTAAGCTGGGGATTTTCATACAGGGTATTAGCCAAGTTGGTAAGGCACTAGGTTTTGATCCTAGCTATCCGTGGTTCAAATCCACGATACCCTGCCAATCTTTATAGAATCTTTTAATTTGAAAAGAATCACTAAGAAAAACGCAGATTTCATGGATAGGAGATTAACAATGAAAATGAATGAAAAATTTACTTGGAGTGTTCTTTCAATGAAAGGACTATCTAATAGTGAAAAAGTATATTTAATATCTGCTTATCCTGAATGTAATCAAAACTTTGAATTTAATGGTAAAGCAGTAACTACATTACCTACATCTACAAGAACCAGGGTAGAAAGATCATTAGTAGAAAAAGGATATTTACAAGAAGTAGGAACCAGAAGAATTAATGGTCTTAAAAAACTTAAATTATTATTTACTCCTTATGAAAAAATTTAATTCTTTGCTTTATGGACATATATACTAAATTTGTAATGAGTATTCCTAATATTCATTATTCAGATAAGTGTTATCTTATATTAGCTTATGATTCTTGTGATGAAGAATTTAATTATGTAGCTAAAAATATAAGAAAACAATTTCCTAGGGAAACAAGTGTACGTATAGAACAAAGATTATTAGATTTAAATCTTATTTATAGAACCAAAAGTAAAAGTAAATTTAGATTAAATTATATTTGGAAAGACGGATTTAATAGGATACCTAATTATAACAATTCATATCGAACTTACTAATAAAAAAAGATTTTCTTTTAAAGATCAATGCAAAATTGGTAAATATTTCATCATTAAATTTACAGATGAAGTTGAACATCCTGGAATCTTTAAAGCAGTTAGAAATCCATATAAAAATGATGAATTTGTTCTCGAAGACTATAATGATCGTTGGATCTATAGTGATGACGAAAACATGATAGAATCTTGGGAAGAAGTTGAGTTTAAGTAGTTGCTTGTTAATCTCCGTTAAATAAGCACTTGGTTAGTCTCTACAAGTAAAATTGAGACTTCCCTCTTATAACATTATTTATATCCTTATCTTTTATAGATAAGGATTTTTTTTATTATGTCTGATACATTAAAACTTTGTCTTAATAGAGATAAGATGTTTGATAAATTAACTACTTATCTTGAACAAGCAGCTTCTACCTATGAATATAAAGATTTAGGTAAAGCTGGTATTAGAGTAGTATTTTGGTCTTCTCAAGAATTACCTCCTACAACAGTAGATATTAAATATCTTATAGATGGTACAACTTCTATTATTTATAACCAAGGTAAAAATCCATTAGCAGGATATGATTTAGCAAATTATATCGTTAAAAATACTTGTTTTGAAAATGATCCAAAAGATAATGGAAATTATACTAAAGTAATAGAAAATGTTAATTTAACTGAGTATTTAAAAGAACTTTCTAAGAAAGATCATATTTCAATTAAATTTCTTAAAGAAGATAAATTAAGTAATCTAATCGCTTATAGAATTGATTATAAATATTACAATTCTTGTAGATTAACTTTCTACCCTAAGACAAATAGATTACTTATTCAAGGAAAGCCATTAAATGCTTTCTATATTTGTAGTAAATAGAATAAAGCCCTTACAAATGTAAGGGCTTTTTTTTTAATTAACTAGGTGTCTAAATAAAGTTATAAATGGATTCATAGTTAATGATCTAAAGAACATATCAAATCCCATAGTATTTCCTAATCCTCCTTCCCAAGCTTTACTGACTAAGTTATCGGTAATAGCAGTACCAATTCCAGATAATCCTATTGCATTAAACGGAACAAATGCAGGAATCATAGATCCAATTAATGCTCCGAAAGGATTATATTTCAATAAAGAAGCTGCAACTTTAACGGATCGAATCTTGTAATCATAGAACCACATTAAACCAATAGATTCAAGATATTGTCTTTGTCTTCCTCTAAATTTATCATAATCAACGAATTCTTCTTTAATTCGTCTCATAGCAGCTTCTCTAGTCCATCCTCTTCTATTGATTAAATCATCATAAAGAATAGATTTAGCAACAAAGTCTCCATACTGTACAGACTTTTCAAGAGCTTGATATAAAGTTGTATCTTTAGTTACTGCTAAAGTTCTTGATAAAGTATTTAATGGTTCAGGTAATTCACCTAATTTTTCTTCAAACCATTGACCTAACTGTCCATCAGAAATTTCTACTTCATCAGGTTTAATACCTAAATCAGCAACTGTTGACATTTCACCTTGTTCAATTAAAGGTCTAATAGTCTGCATACCCTGATAGGAGTTTCGTAACGTCTCTATACGAGCTTCTAATAATCCCTTTTGATATTCATCAGTTGTAGCAAAAATATCAGCTTGTAGCTTCATTATTTCTCTTTGAGTATCAAAATAATGTTCAAGCTCTACTGTCTTTTGAGGAATACCTTTAATAATAGCTGTAAGAGGAACACCTGCAATCATAAGCTGTATCACGTTGCTTATAGCATTTATAGCAGGAACCACAACAGATTTAACAACAATAGAATTTCTGGCATAACTCATCATTGCCATATCCCATTGTTCTATTGTCTTAAGCCATCTATATCCGTTATTTCCTAAAGTAGCTACTAAAGCTATCTTTATAGCTTTCTGAACTTCAGAATTATATCTTGTATTGCCTGTATAGATATCAGTAACAGAAGCCATCTTAGAACCAATAACATCTTCTACTAAATCTATAGGTACATAGAATTTATTCTCTCCAAAAGAATCAAAAATATATTCTTTAATTTCAGGAGTTAATAGTTTTAATGTAGATTCTATTGTTGGATCTGTTTTAGCTAATTCAAATACATTAACAAAACTATTTCTTGTAAAAGAATCAGCTTTGTTATACATATCATGAAGAACATCAATAGATTTCTTATTGATTTCTTTAGCTATTCTTTCTTCTGCTTGACGACCTAACTGTCTTCCAATCATATCGGTAATATCTCTATTGAATTTACCGTAATTGTTAATAACAGTTGGATCTACAGATCTTTCATAAGCAACAATATCCCCATCTTCATTAAATATAGGTACATATTTCTCGGTATGAGGAATATTTTTATTAACTATATCTCTTTGAATAAATCTAGTAATTCTCTTAACATCTTCAGGTTTAGTTATTAATCCTCCTGTATATCCTGTAGAGAATCCTGAAGATATATCTACTCCGCCAGCAGTTTGATTAACAATTTGAATAATACCTTCATTAAACTGAGGAGGAGTTAAGCTACTATAATAATAATTAATATTTTTATTATTTTCAGCAGCATTTGTATTATATTTAGCTACTTTTTTATATCCATGACTCAATAAATAAGCTTCTTTTGTAGAATCAGCTATAACTATAGAACCAGAAGATTTCTTAATAGCAGGTAAATATCCTTTTTGATAATTCCATTTAGCATTGCCTTGTGCTTTTTGTTTTTCTTCTTGAGCAATATTATATAAAGCAGAAGTAATATGAACTATTGCATCAAAATCAGAAGCAATATATTTAGATAATACTGCTTTTTCAGAAGCATTAGATTTCTCTATAGCATATATAGAAGTTAATTGATCCAAAGCAGTAATTAATTCTGGTTTAACTTCTAAGTTATAGTTATATCCTCTAAGATAAGCTATAGCTTCAGCATTTCTTAATAAGAGATTACTTTCATTTCTTCCAGTAACCATAAATGTAGCTAATTCTTCACATTTCTGCTGATATAAATTAAACATAGCAATATCAGTAGAATTTTCTTTAATAGTTTTAAGAATATTAGCTTTTATAGCTTTTCTATAACTATGATTATCAATTAAATCAAGATTCTTATCAGCTTCAATACCAAAAGCAGATAAATCAACAGAACCAAGAACTTTAGTAAGAGTTTTCATTTCCTTCTTACTAGGTTTTTTCTTAAATTTATTTCTAAGAATAACAGGGAAATTATTAATAAACTCATTACGTGTTCTTTGAACCATATATCTAATAGGTTTAATCAAATTATATGCATCTGCATTTCTATTTGTTAAACCTACTAAGTCAGAAATCATATCTTTAACAGATTGAGGAATCCATTTAAGTTTATGGATCTGAACATTTAGGGTATCAAAGAAAACTTCACCATGACCATTTTTAAGAGGTTCTATAACAGATCTTCCTATGGTAGCTATATTCTTACCTAACTTAGTTGTAGCTTTATCAGCAGCCTTATATAAGGCTTCTTGAGCCTTTTCTACAACTGTATTCATTACTTGGTTCGTAATTTCATTTGCTTTAGCTGTTGTATCAGCATCTAAAGTAAACGGAGTTTTAGCCTCAACAATAAGATGATTAGCTAATTTATCTAAAGCATCAGTAACAGATTTTTCATTAAAAGTACCTGCTGATACTTGAGTCATGGTATAGAAAAGATTCTTGAAATAAGTTTGAAGCTTAGTATCAAAATTACCTTTAGATTTAGCTTGAATCTTATTATTAAGATTTCCTACAATTTCTCTTAATTCAGGATCTACAGCAAGAATACCCATAAAAGCAGCTAAATGCATTTCTTTAGGTATATCTTTATTAATACCCATAAGTACATCATATTTAGCAGCTAATCCATTTGGATCTTCTACTTTAGAATAAAGATCTTCATAAGATAATTTCTTTTGAACCAAGGATTGAAAATCTTTAATTAATGCAAGAGATTTTTGATTAATACCATTAGCTGTAACCATAGTAGCAGCTAACATATTAAACATTTCTCTTTGTTGAGCATTCCATTCAGGGAATGCAGCATAAGTAGTTAAAGATGTAGCAGCTAATTTACCTTGGTTCAATGCTATAAAATCTTTAGCATTATTTAATTTGAAATCTCCTACTTTATTTAAATCAACTTTAGTTTGAAGCTGAGTTACAAGAGATTCTCTTAAATTAGCTAATCTATCATTTTCTTCTATTGGATCTGTTCTAAATAAAATAGGAGATTCTATAGAAGTTAAACCTGTAGTATTGCTATTAAATTGTTTATTAATAATAATAGCTGTATTAGCTTGTAATTGACTAAAATAAGAAGTATTTAATGAAATTTTATCTGTTCCAAATAAGAATTCTTTTAAGAATTTAAAGAATTTCTTAAATGAATCAGTAACAAAATTAGGAACCATAGACATAACTATATTCATAGTTTTGTTAGATACTTTACTAGAAGTTTCTGTCTTAGTTATCTTAAATGCTTCTTGTACTGCTGGATCAGATAAACCATAAGCCATAAATTCATTTAAGGCTTGAGCTATATTACCAGAATCAAGTAAATTACTTACTTTATTTTGAACATCATAATATTTATATAAAGCTTCTGGAGATAATCTGAAATCTTTAGCATTAAGTTCATGATTAATGAAATCATTCATTAATTCTAAGATATTATCAAAAGCTTTAACTTGAGTATCAGATAATTTAGATTTATCTGTTTGATATTGATAAGCTAATTTATAAGTTACAGCATGAATAAGTTCATGCATAAGATTTATCTTCTTATCAGCAAAATCATTATTAAGTACAAACATAATATCTGTACTTGGATCATAGAATGCTTTGGTCTTATTATCTCTAGTAATAGTAGATGTATCTACACCTAATCTATTAGCTACAGTAATTAAAGAACCCATAGTCTTAGCTTGAACCAGACGAGTATTACCAATAGCTCCATTTCTTTCTAAAGTTTGGTAAAGAATATTACCGCCTAAAGCTTTAGATAATTCACTCTTAAGATCAGAGAATCTAACAGGTTTAACATCACCTGGATTTACATCTCCTACAGATTGTCCTTGAAGTTGATCAAACCTTTTTGTATAAAGTCTCTGAAGTCTTTCTAAAGAAGTTTCATCTCTAGTAACTTCTTTACCATCTATAATTTCAGTTATTTGTTTTAATGGTTCATTTCCTTTATGGAAATAAGGATTTTCAGAACCAGCCATTTGATCAGAAGAAAAATCAGTATTTAAAATAGCATAAGATCTAGCTTCAACACTATCAGCATTATTTTTAAACTCTTCTAAAAGAGATTTAATTACTTCTACTTTATATTCATAAATCTTTTTATATTGTTGTTCTTTTGTTAAAGATTTATCTTTAAGAATATCATCTATAGCTTTTGTATCAGTAATACCAGCAGATAAAAAATTATTTAATTCTTTGGCTCTAAAACTATCTGCATTACCAGATATATAATTATCTGGTAAATTTTCTATAGCATGAATAGTAGATAAGAATTCATCTTCAGTAAAAGCTCTTAAAAAATCTCTATATCTATTTTCCATCATTCTAAATAGATTATTATTTAGAGCTTCCATAGCAGCTTGATTAATTTTTGGAGCTTGTTCATCAATTTTATCAATGGCCATATGAATACCGTCGAAAATCGGTAATACATCTTGGAACATTTGCATAACTTGGTCAACCATAGTGGCATCACCTAATCCCATATTTAATTGAGGAATAGGTTTAACTCCACCATCCATAGGAAGAGTAACTTTATTTCCTATAGTATGATTTCCAGACATATCAGAAGCATATGCTGGAGATCGTAAAGCATTATCATCCTGATAATCTTGTTTTTCTAATATAAAGTTCTTTTTATTATTAGAAACTTTGGCTCTAAATTTTTGATTTTTATTAGTTACTTCATCTATATCTCTAGTGGATAAACCACTAGAACCAACTTCATTAAATTTAGAAGAATAATCTCTAATTAAAGCTCCTCTATACATTCCTGTCATCATAGATGCAGCATGAACTATGGAATATAAAGAATCCATAGTTTCTTGACTATATGCTTTATGAGTAGCATCTAATACATTTTGTGTATAGACATTAGCTATATTATTTATAAGATTTTTTTCAAAATTAGTTTTCTTTATAGAGAATTTTTTTATAGAATCGGGAGTTTTTATTAAATCATAAAAATCAACATTTCCATGATTAAATATACTTACTTTATTTGATTTTTCATCAATATAAAAAGTATTATTAAATAAATTATTTAAATTAATACATAAATTATTAAAATTCTGTAAATTTTGTTCTTTATTTTCTGAAGGAAAGAATGCATCAGCTAATTCTTGTCTAGAATATTCTTTTTTATGGATACCAGATTTATCTAAATTTTGAATAGCTGTAGAAAGTTTAGAATATAAATTATTTTCTAGTAACTTTACTATATTTCTTGCTGTAGTTTCTTTTTGAGCAAAATATAAAGACTGAGTTACTACATCTTTAACAGCAGAACGAGCAATAGATATTTTTTTATCAGAAACTACAGTATTACCTTCAGAATCTGTTTCTTTTTCAAAATTAACTCCAAATTCAAAAGCATCTAATACATTAATAACACTGTTTACAAGAATATTAAAATTACGTTTATCATCATTTTTATTATTAGCATTTTTAACATTCTTAATCATCTTAAGAATATTATTTTTAGTTTCTTTAGCTACAGAAGTATATACGTCATCAACTGAGCTTTTAATTCTTTCCATTACATCATGCTTAGATAATGCTTCTCCTTGAAAAGCTATACCACCTTTAGCAATTAAATCTTCCCATTCAGGTGTAAAGTTACCTAATGTATTCATTATTAAACTCATAATAAATCCATTAGTAATACCATCAGCTTCTATATAAGCATATGTTAAATAATTCTTTAAATTTTCTTGATTATTTTCTGCTAAAACATGATCCAAACGAACTAATTCAGCTATAGCATCAAATCCTGTAGGAGTTACTGCTTCTCCTATAGATTTCATTAAATCAGAATATAAAGTTACTATTGAATTTGCTTCATTTTCTTGGCTCTTAGATTTAATATCTTTAGTTGGAAGCTCTGTTTGATATTTAAATAAAAGATTAGAAAGTTCTTTATATTCTTTAATATTTCTAATTTTATCTAAAAACTCTTGAGTTTCTTGATAAGATTTATTATGAACTTTAAATCCAATACCTTGAGCTATAGCTAAATCAAGATATTTTCTATACTGATTATTAGTTAAATCAATAATAGCTTTAGTAGGTTTATTAATCATACGAAGAATCTTACTACCTTGAGGTGTAGAAGATCCTTTCTGTTGTAAACGACCTACAGCAGTTATACCATGATTATATTTACGATAAACTTCATCATAAGTTAAACCTAATTCTTTAGCTATACTATTAAATATATCTTTTTCATATTCAATAGTTTCTAATTCTCTTTGTAATTGAGCATTATAACCAAGAATAGATTCTAAATCTTGATCATTAAAGTCACCTTTACTTTTATCTCCAGGAAGTTCATCAGTTTCAATAGATGTACTAAACAAATCAAGCAAAGATTTAAGACCAAGATTCAATAATAAATTTTCTTTAAATGAATCTTTATAATATTTAACTTCATTGGCTCCTTGAATAGTTTTCTTTTCATTATTTGTAATAGGAGTATTAGTATGAAGTTGAGATTTATCAACAGGTATAGGATCATTCATGTAAAATTCATTATCCTTTCTTGATTCAGAAAGAATATTTGAAACTACATAATTCATGGTTTTAAAACCATTATTTTTATTTTTAATTAATTTAAAAATAGGATAATCTCTATTAGTATGAATAACTTCAATATATCCATTAGGATTACCATCTTTATATTTAGTTATTCTTGATTTCTCAAAGATCCAAAAATTAGGATTTAATTTATCCCATTTATTTACTCTGGTTCCTTCTTTATTTTTATAAATATCTTTAGATAAAACATTAAATACTTCAGAAACTACAGAATCAATTAATAAATTAGATTCAGTATCTTTTGTATCTAATGTTTTAGATAATCCTAAATTATCTTTAACATCTCTGGAAATATCAGTAAGAATTTGTCTTTGGAATTTAGAATTAATTAATTCATTTAATCCTTCATTATCTAATCCAGAATATTTTTCTTGTAAATCATCATCAGAAATCATATTCTGTGAAGGACTACTAATAAGATATTCAAATGTAGATAAAACTACAGTATCTAATATATGAGGATTAATTAAGAAATTACCATCTTCATCTACTTGAACCAAAGCAAATAAACGTGTTTTATTATTAGATAAAACATTTTCTAAATCTTTATCTGTAGCATTTTCTGGATCAAGAAGAATATTATATAAAGAACTTAATATAGATTCATCTACATTTTTAATTTTATTTGTTAAATTCTTATATTTAGCTTTAAGCTCTTCTTTACTAATCTTATTATAGTTATCACTTAAAGAATCTTCATCAATAAAGTCTAATAATTGTAATTCTAATTCTTTAGAAATACGTTCTTTAATATTTTTATAAAAATCATTAAAAACAGATTTATAAGTAGTTAATTGTGCTTGAGTATATGTAGGTTTATGTAAGAAATTAGTATGACCATTAGCTGTAGTAGCTGCATCATATAATTTTCTATTAGCTAAGATATTAAATATATCTTTAGCTACATTATCTAAACCTAAAGTAATACCTTTAACTTTCTTTTTAAATACTCTATCAAATAATTTTTTAGTAAAGGGATTTAAACTATTTAAACCAAATTTTTCATTAGCTCTAATTTTAGTATTAACTACCATTTTTTCTTCTTCTGTATAAGAAGATTCAGGTTTAGTTAAAACAGGATTTCCATTACTATCAAAAGTAACTAATCTATTTTCTTTAGTTTGCTCTCTTAATGCTTGTTCTTCTGAATCATCTATTTCATATTGACCAGATGTTTCATCAGAATCATTATCTTCTTCTTTTTTAGTAATATCTTTAGATTTTACTTTTCTTTTAATTTTTTTAGCAAAATTTATCTTAACTTCTTTAAGTTTATTACTTTCTTGGATCTTAGTATTAATATTGCCTAAAGATTTCTGATATTTTTGATAAATATTTTTATCAAATAAAACATCATTTATATTAGAAATATCAATAGAAGATACTCCTAATTCAGGATATAAAGAAGCTAATGTATTATAAGCTAAAGCAGCATCTACTACTAAAGAACCAATAGAATTAATCCTATTTTGATCTTTAGAATCAGATTTATTAAATCCTTTATTAGTAACATCAATAAATTTATTATTTATTGGATCATAAGATCTAAATTTAATATCAGATTTATCAGAAGTATTATTAATAGCATCTAATTTATTTAAACCAGAATTAATCCAAGCACCTAATTTCTTCATTTGGTTCTTAGCTTGTGTAATATTCTTATTAGCTAAGTTATTAAGAATAGTAGGTATAAATTCTTGTTTATTAGTCTGCCAATTCTTAGATCTAGATGTTTCAGTATCTATAGCAGATAATGTATTATCAGATAAAGAAGTATTAAGAGTATTTTTAATACCTTGTAATGTATTTAATTTATTAAGATCTTCTTTTTGTTTAGCAGTTAAACCTAATTTATCTTGATTTTGAAGAATAGTATTAACTGTCTTTTCAGATAAATTATAAGGTTTATATTTTAATATAGTATCTAAAGAAGATTTTAAATTATTTAATGTATTCTGATCTATATCTTTCTTTTTAGATAAAATATCAAAATTTTCTTGTAAAGAACCAGTAATATTAGTTAATACAGAATCAGAATATTGATAAACACTTTGTAAAGCATCATTATTCATTAAAGCATGAATAGCTTCAGATGCTTTAAGTAATTTTTCTTTATTTGGATCATCATCTGGTAATTTAGATACAGCTTCATTAATTTGATCTAAATTATCAAAGTTTTCTAATCTATTATGAAGATCAATAACTTTTAATGCAGTAGATTTAGTTTTATTATGTTCACCATCTGGATCATCTTTTAATAAAGATGCTAATTCAGATACAGCATTTTGATACTCAACAATAGCATTATTAGAACTATATCCTTCAGATTTAATATCTTCTTCAGGAATAGTAAGAGATTCTATTGCCTTAGATACTTCTTTAGATTCTTTAGATAAAGAATCTAAAACTTCGTTATTTACGATAGCATCTTTAAAATTATTATTAAGAGTATCTTTAATTTCTTTATTATTTAAGTTATTAAATAAAGTTTTAGATGTAGCTCTTAATTCTTGATTAGCTTCTTTATTATCTAATTTAGATTTTATTTTTTCAGGTATAGATGATGATTTATAAGCTTCTATAACTTTATTTTTAGCTGTAGAAATGCCTTTAATTGTAGTTTTAACAGTTCCTTTAGTTACTCCAGGTACTTGAGTAATACCTGCTCCAGGAACAGCTCCTATAACGCTTTCAGATATATTAGAACCAACACCTTCTAATATATCTTTACTTGGATCAGCATATTTTTTAATAGCTATATTTTGAGGTATTGTTTGAAATCCAGTAATACCTTCTTCAGTCATTTCACCAAGAATATTTTTAGCAAATTCTGCTTTAGTTAATCCTGATGGAATTTTTTCTAATCCTTTAGAAAATGCACCAGCAAATGTAGCTAAAGCTCCTACTTCAAATAAAACAGGCAATGCAGCATCATAAGCTATTTTATTTTTAGCTTTTTCTTTAGCTAAATCTTCTTGCATTCCTTGAGAAATTAATTCTTTATAGTAATTTCTATAAGGAATAGAATTTTCTAATAAATCTTCATGAGAAATGTTTTGAATTTCATTCATTACTTCAGATGCAGATCCAGTACCTTCCATAGCACCAGAAGTAATCATCCAAGAATATTTATTACCAAAATCTTCTAAAGAAGTTGGAATAATTTTTTTAGCTAATTTATCTCCTAATACATTACCTACAGCATTTTGTACTCTAAGCGGTAATTTTTTATCAGCGAGAAGCTTTTCAGCAATATCTGTATCAAATCCAGATTTTTTAGCTAAATCTAATGCTTCTTGAGAATATTTAAGAGCTTTTTCTTTATATTCTCCTACAGCTCCTGATATTAATCCTTTATTCTTTAATGTAGAAGATATAGGAGTATTAAGACCATTAGGAATAAATACATTAGGAATAGTTCTTCCTGTTTCTTCAGAAAGAACATTATCAAGAATTTGCTGTCTAGTTAATCCTGCTTTGGTTCCAGCATTAACTTCTTTATTTAATAAAGATACTTCATTTAATAAAGCTTTATCAGATGTATTTAAAGACGCTTTACCTAATGATTTACCTAAAGCTTTTAATCCACTATTAACAATAGCAGATGTACCTAAAGAAGCTCCAATAGAACCTACAGCACCAGAACCAAGATGTCCTAATTTCATAGGAGAAGTCATAGTTACTGCTGTAGCATCTAAAGCATCTTCTTTAATACGTTTAGCCCATATACCAGCATCTCTACCGATTTTAGATAAATCAGCTAAAGTTTTACCTTTAGTTTGTACTTCATTTCTATATAATTCTTCTGAAGCTGCTTCTTCTTTTTCTTGCTGTAATCTATTATATTTTTCATTACGTTTTTGAATAGCATCTAATCTTCTTAATTCTCTTTGAAGAGGATCAGATAAATTTTTATTAAATACTTCTTCTTCAAATTGATTAATACCGCCATAAACTTTATTAGCTAAGTTTGGATCTATAAAAGAAGGTAAAGCAGCAACTGAAGCAATTCCTGTAACAGCAGAACCAAGAGCACTATTAGCTGTATCTAATGCTGCTTGTCCCCAAGTTCTTTCAGCAGTTTTATCTCCAATATATTGAGCACCTGCATTACCAAAATTTTGATAAATAGTATTAGTAGCATCTACACCATACTTATTAACCATTTGGTTATAAGTAAGTTTATAAAAATCATTTTCAAGATCAGATCTAATTGCTGTTTCTTTTTCTTTAACAGGATTATCTAAACCAGCTAAAGAAGAATAATAATCAGTATTTTCTATATCTCTTTCTACTAATTCTTTATTTAAAGGTTGAGTATTCATAAAAAACCTATTTTATTAATAACTTATAGCTTGATTTAATGCTTCTTGCTGTTTTTGTCTTAATTTTTGTTGTTCAACAGTTAAATTGCCAACGCTTTTATTAAAAGATCCACGTAAAGAATCTATATCTTTTTTTAAATTTTCATCATTTAATATTTGATTATAACTATTATTATATTCTTTTAATTGATTTCCTAATTGATTAGCTAATTGAATTTTATATATTAAATTTAATTTATTAGCTTCAGTAGGATTTAAATCATATAATCTTTGTGCTTCTGCTACTTGTTGATCTAATAAATTCTTTTGAGTTTCTGCACTAGTAGCTAAATTTTCTATTTCTCTAAGTTTATTTAAATTTCTATTAACAGCTATTAAACTTTTACTTCTTTTTTGATCTTTATTAATTTCTTTAAGAAAATTAATTTGTCTTTGATTTAATGAAAAACTTGGATCTGTATTAGGCAACCATTCATTAATTCCAGTGCTAAATTCACTATTATTACTTAATAATGCAATAGTTTGAGGAATAGTTAATCCATTTTCTTGAGCAGTATTAGCAATCCAATTAGTTAATTTAAATTTAGTATTAATATCTTTGATTCCTAAAGAATCAACATAAGAAGATACTGCATCCATTGGTGCAATATTAGGTTGATCATATTTATTTAAAGTATTTTGATATTTTTCAACATCAAGACCATTAGCTATAGTATTAATAGCTTGTCTTTGAGAAGAAGCCTCATTCTTCATTGTTTGAATAATATCTTTAACAAGAAGATTACCTTTATCTGTTTTTATCATTCCTGGAATAAAATCAGAAGAACTATTAATATTTCCTTCTGTAACTCTATTAAGACCAAAATATCCAGGACTTTTTACTAAATTTCCTACATAATCATTAGCATCATTTATAGCTACATAACTATAACCATGATCATCTGCAAATTTTCTTGTTTTATCCCAAGCTTCTTGTTGTTTTTGAGGAGTATTAGCATCTTTAGCAAAATCTCTATAGACTTGCCTTAACATCGCAGATTGTTCTAAATCTCGTCTTTGATCTCCATATTGTTTACGAGCTAATCCTAAATGTCCTGCTGCTGTTAAAGCATTTCTAGTAGGATTAATATCTTCATGAAGTTTTTTAGATACAGCAGAATTTAAAGCTCTTTCTCTAGCTAAAGCATTAGCTTTTTGAGCATAAGCTTGATTACCTGTTGTTTGAGCTAAAAGATAAAGATTTTTAATATCTCCATTTTTATCATATTCAAGATTATTTTCATAATCTCGTCTATCAATATCTTTTTGAAGCATTGTAAATCTATCTTGCAATGCTTGTTGAGATACTTTAGCTGATACTCTTCCTGAAATACCATCATAAAGTTTTCCACTTTGAATAGCATTCATTAAATCAGCTTCAGTTTTATACTGATTCATTCGTTCAGCTAATATACGATCAGCATTATCTTGATCTGTTTTAGCTAAATTAGCTCCAAAAGTACCTAAATCTCTTCCTAAAGAATCAAATCCTCTAAGAGCTATTCCAAGATTTCCACTTACATCTAAAGTAGGAGAATTAGTAGGATGATATCCTAACTGAAAAAATGAAGAAGCCATTACATTCTCCTATTAACGACTAAGTTTATTATCGTTATACCAATTATCATATTTACCAGTAGAACCTGTTTCCATAACACTACGAGTATTAGCAATATCTCCTAATTTAGTGTTATAAGATTTAATAGAATTATTTAAATTAGTATTAGCTAAATCTTTTTGGAAATTAAATTGATCTTTAGCAAATTTAAGAGCTTTATTTCCCATATAGAGATTACCAAAAGCACTAGCTAAAGAACCTAAACTTTGAATACCAGCTCCTATATTTTGAAGATTCCAAGAACCATCAGAATTAAGAAATGTATTTTTTAATCCAGATCCTAATCCATCCCACCATGAACCAGTAGAAGAACCAAGAGGATTATTATTTGCTAATTGATTAAAAGCAGAAAAATCAGAACCTAAACCTGTATTAGTACCAACTAATTTAGCTACAACACTTGCAGGGATTATTTCACCAGTGGATTCGTCAATATATCCTAATTCAGCCATATATAACCTTTTATTTAGAGAATTGAAGCAATCCAAATAATAGGTTATTGCTTCTTATATTAATAAGTTTAATTATAAATTATCTACTTACACCTGTTAATGGTAAAGCTAGAGTGTATGTAGGATAGTTATGTATTAAATCTAAAGACATATCTGTAGAAATAATAGTAGATGTTCTATTTAAGAATGAATCTGGAGATTCTCCAGAGAATCCCATAAAATCTTTATATAGAGCATTTACATAACTCATACCTATAAGACTATTCTTTCCCATTAATTCTTTGGTTCTATCAGAAATATCTTGCATAGTACTTGAATATTCATTCATTAATTTAGTACTAGCATTCATCCATTTTTGAGCAGAAGAATTTATATAATCAGAATAACTATTTAAAGTAGCAACACCTAATTTTAAAATATTTGCACAACTGCATAGTTCTCCCCAACAGCCATTAAGATCTATATCTCCTTTTCCTATCATATAGGAAGCAACTAATACAGCTACAGTAGCTAAAATCTTACCTGCTACTTCTCCGAATATTGCTGTAAATGCTTTAAATATTATTGGCATAACGAATTTATTAAACATCATGCCTCCTAAAGCTACTGTAATAGCTGCTAAAGAATAAGCTATTGTTGTAGCTGCTGCTGCTCCTGCTGCGGATGTAATCATTCCTGCTGTAAACATAGCAGAATAATACATACCTGCTATTAATTCACCTAAACCACTCCAAGATAAAGTTATAGCAACAATAGCTACAAATACTTTAAATATTCCGCTTTGATACCAACGTACTTTTTTCTTTACGTATGCATTAAATACAATGTAATTACAGTGAGTAGCAAAATCTGTTGAATTTATTAGTCCTATTTCTTTAAATGAATTATATTCAAGAGGAATAATAAATCCAGACTCATCTTCTTCACCTAATTCCTTATATGCATCATAAGATACTGCTTTACCTGAATAAATAATATTGTCATAAGTTAATTTAGTAAATCTAATCTCTTCATATCTATTATCAGAGATTTGTTTACGCATATAAACAATATTTTCATAATTAGTTACAGTAACCCAATGACCTGTACCACTATCTCCACCATCTTCTACCCATTCTTTTGATTCATAAGATTCTCTAGCTCGTTCTATAGAATACTTATTCTTTCTGGCTCCTGGAAAGATTTTTCCATTTTTAATTTTAAAATCTGATATTTTATAATTAATTCTAGTATTAAAAGCAGCTATACCATAATCAGATTTAATTTCTATAGTTTTATTTCTTGTAGATTTAATTATTGATATTAAAGATGAATTAGAAGAACCAATAGAATTATTAAATAAATTTTCATTTAAATAAAGATTATAAAAATATTCATATATATATTTTTTATTCTCCATATTCTTAGAATTAATTGAAGAACCAAATTGAATATATGCATATTGAATACTATTTAATTCTTTATTATCTTTGAGATTTTTAAGTAATTTATTAAAGTTACTATTATTTTGTGATCCTGTTACTTTTTTATATGCTTTTCTAATCCAATTATAAGTATCAGGATAAAAACTATCTGAATAGAATTGTTTATCTTGTCTTAAAGGTATATAAGGAAAATATGATTTTTCTATAGGATTAGCTTTCTTAAAAAAAGAATCATAATAAGATTTTCCTGTACCTTCAGCATAATATTCATAATATTGCTTAGTAGCAATAATATTATTTATTCCTGTTGTTGGATCTTTTTGATAAGTATCTACTTTATAAGAAAGAATTAAATATTTTTTATCTTTAGGATATTGGGTACTTGTAATAATTACACTAGAACCAGAAGAAAAAGTTATTTTTATGTCTGATCTTTTATCTAGTATAGTTACCCAATAATATCCATCTTCTCCTTTTCTTTTTTCTCTATGAGAACCAGTAATAGTAATAAATTCTTCTACTGAATATGGATCATTAATCATATCAGGTCTATTGTTATAGACCCATATATCAGCTATATAAGATATATCATACCAATCAATAGAAGCTTCTAATATATCTAATGTTTGGTTCTCTTGTAAGTTAACTAAAGATACTAATATAGGATATAAATCTTCTTTTCTAATAGGAATATCAGGATAAAAAGTAGAAGTACCTAATCCAATATGGTTTGTATATCCTGATCTTAATGCCCAAGTATAAAATCGTCTTAATCTTATACCAGAACCAGAAAAAAGATTATTCATCATAAATGTACCCATGTTCGGTACATTTTGAATAGCTCCAAAAACTAAAGTAGAAGGTAAAAACTTCTCATAATCATCTCCTGCCATGTTATATACAACAGAAGATACATATATCTTAGTTTTGGAGCCAAATAATCCCATTATTGAAGTCCTACATTTCTACGCATAACAGATAAAACATCATTAACAGCAGCATTTTGAAGATTTGCAGGAGCTAATAAACCTTCATCAATACCTTTCTGTGTAATCCAAGCATTACTAAAGATTTGAGCTACTTTACATTCAGCATCTCTTTCATAAGCCCAAATTTGCTTTGTATAAAGATCTTTTTGCTTACCAATAGAACCAACAACCTTCTGATTATCAGATCTATGATCTAATGTTTGTGCTCTGGTAGCTTCATAATTTTCTTTAACTAAAGCATATTGAGCATCTTCAGTAGCAAGTTTTTCAACTGTTAATGCATAATTAGCTCTATTTTGATGAGCTTGAGCTTGTGCAATAGCTAACTGTACTTTAGCCATAGCATTATTTACATTAGCATTTATGGCTCCTATTTGGCTATTAATAGCATCCCAGAAAGCTTTATCTTTACCTAATGCAAACTGTACAGCACATTGCATAGCTAATCCAGCTAATGCTGTATAGGCTTTAGCATATTCTGCACCTGTAAGCCTCTTATTCTTATATTCATCTATAAGATGTACAGAAAATGTCTTCATGAATCCGTCAAATATTCCTGAACCATCTATTTGACGTACTGTAATAGTATCTACAGTAAGTTTATCTACTGGATCATGAAGAAGTTTTAATAAATCAGGCGTTAATGCAAAATATGGATCATCAAAATCAACATTGGGAACTGTAAAATCTAATTTACCTGTGATACTTTGCAATAGATCTAAAGCTGTATCATCACTTTTAAATGTATTTGCCATAGTATTAAAAAATAAAAGCCTTACATATGTAAGGCTTATTTTACATGATAATAAATTTAATCAGTAAAACCATCAGAAACAGGAATTGAACCAGAAGCCTTTTGTGCAGCAGCTAATTCAGCTAATTGCTCTTTAGTTAATTGAGGTAAAACTGTTAAAGAAAACTCAGGAACCCATTGAGTTTTAACTGTTAGTTCTCCTGTTTTCGGATCGCGTTTTGTAGAAATAGAAAGATATTTACGTTCTTTAAGAACATTATAAATGATTTGAGGAATGTGATAACCTTCAACAGTCTTTTCACCAAACGGAACAAATTTACGTACAGTACCTGTATATTTATTCCATACGGTAATGATTTCACCTTCCCAAGCTTTTTTATTCGGATTCAAATTAACAATCTGACAACGAATAAGTTTTAAAGCATCATTTCTAACTCTAGTACGTTCTGCATCTTCAGCATTTACTTCTGTAGCTGGTTTTTCAGGAGAAAGTACAGCATTAATTCTTTCTTTAAGAGTTTCAATACCAATATTAGGAGAATATTTAATTCCTAATTTATCTGCTCTTGCTTTAAGTAATTCCAATTCATTAGCAACTACTGTAGAAGGAGCATTAATTTCAGGCTGATTAATTACTTCTGACATAAAAATCCTTATATAAATTAAATTTGGAACCAAGAATATTATTTCTTGGTTCCAAGATTAAAGAAGATTATTTCTTCTTACCGCCACCACGCTTCTTACAAGCCATAATTCACCTCATTAAATTAATTAAACGGGAGCAACACATTTAATAAGACCAAGACGTTCAGGACGCTTAATCAAGAAACCATAATACCATTTAATAGAGCTGAAACCAATTTCACCGTATGGTTCATTACGATCAGCAGTTTCACGACCAGGCATCTTAGTAAGAACAGAGAATTTTACAGTCTTACCGTCCGTTTGGAAGCCGATAGTAGAGAAGCTATCATCACCGACCACAAAGAACGGGTAAATATCATACTTACCATTAGTAGAATGATACTTAGTATCTGTAGCAGTAGCACCAGCACCAGCCCAATGAAGCATTTCAGGAACACGTACAATACGGAAATTATCGATAGAACCAATTTCACCATTTAATACATTACCTGCATCAGCATAGTGTTGAACTTCAATAAATGCCTTATTTCCGAAGAAATCAGTCATTTTCTTAAGAGCAGGAACCAAGTCAATACCTACATAAGCAACACGAGAAGCAGGAATTGTCTTAGTATCAATCATACGAGAACCAGTAATAACCTTAGTCTTCATCGGAGTTCTATTATCCGTAAGAATAAGATCAAGCTTCATTATGGTTTCATAATCAAGAGTAGAAGTAGCATCTATAGTTGCATTAGATGTAGCACTACCGCAATAAAGAACAGTACCAGCAGAAGATAAAAGATCTTTCTGTAAAACAGCTTCTGTAAGCTGTGTAGCACCGTTAATTAATTCACGAGAAAGATGTTCTTTAAGCTGATCATCTGTATCAAAATCAAGAGCTTCTTTCGTAAATTCATAGAAGAAACCGAATTTATGAATAGAACCTTCAATAAGAACACGAGAGAAACCAACTCTATTAACTCTACCGCCATGTTCTGTAAGAACAGGAAGCTTAGATGTAATGGTTCCAATATCACGAGAAGAACCATACAGATTACCATTAGTAATGGTAGCTCCGGAAGCATCAATACCCTGATCATTAACATTACGATCATCAAGTAAAGGCAGATAGTGATAGCACTTCATTGTTTTACCATAATGCTTCGGCATATTTTCAACAGAAGCAAGAGGCATGAAATACTGATCTTTACGAGCATCAATTAAGGATTTTTTGAGCCAATAGAAAGTATTAAGCTGATCGGAATTGCTGGATGCATCAATAGAAGACTTTTGACCATCAGTAGGAGCATTATAATTTAACATAATTTACCTTATAAACGATTTTCAAATTGTTTTAAGAAATCGTCATCACTCATAGATAACGGATTTATAAATTTTTCAACTTTATTCTTGTTACTACGAGTAGGAGCAGCAGCTTTAACTTTATCGGAATTGGTTACTGGACTCTTAGGTACTGCTTTTCGTACATCTAAAGGCTGTCTCTGTAATTTTCCTTGATTTTGCTTTACTAATAAATCTCCAACTTGTTTATAAGCAACCAAGAAAGGAACATTAACATTAATGTTTCCTAATATTTTTTGTCTTTCAATCTCTTCGGAAATCTTCTGGAATACTCCGTTTTCCCGTTGAGTATGAATAGTTTGCATGATACTGGGATCTTTAAATACAGCATCTTTAGATGCAGAATCCCATGCATTAATGATTCGAAGTGTTTCTAAACCTTCTTGATTCTGTTTAAGATCATCAAGAATGTTAATGAAATTTGCTTCATCATCTGAGACTCTATAATTACTAGGCTGATATTTATTTTCAGCTTGAGTATCTATATCTATAGGATCTATACCAGCATCTTTTACTAATTTTTTAATAGCTTCAGGATTCTTTTTATCTAAGTCAATTAAATAATTAATCTTAGATTCATCCAAAAGACCATTATTCTCTAACATTATAAGCAATTTTCTATGAGGTGCAATAGCTTGCATCTTTTTTGTAAAGTTTGCACCTTGCTGCATTAATTGAATTGCTTCTTCTGGACTTCTTAAAGTAATCATTTTTCCATTTGCTTTAAATGGAGCCATGACTTTCTTATAAAAAGCTTCATAATCTACAGAACCAGAAGATTCTATAGTTTCTTTAGATTTATTTACTGAACCAGAGGATTTAATTGATTCTTTCTTTGGTTCTGTAATCTTAGTATCTGTATCCTGTGTTTCTGAATTATCTGAATTATTTTCTTCTTCATTTTCTGTGGATTGTGACTGATCATCTTGTTTATCATGATCTTCTTCCTCAGTTTTATCTTCTTCTTTAGATTCTTCAGATTCTTGTGTAGTTTCTTCAGAAGATTCTTCTTTAGTTTTATCTTCTTCATTAGAAGTATCTTCTGTAGAATTTTCTTCTTTTACTTCAGGAGGATTTTCTTTAAGAAAATCTTCATCAGACATTCCTAAAACATTTTTATCTTCCATATATTATTCTCCTGATTGAGATTGTGCTTCAGTAATAGCATTTTCTAATTCAGGAAGTTCATTTTCAGCATGATCTCCCATACGAATAGAAACATTAAGCCAACGTTTTAAATGCTGACCTGCTTTACCCATTTCAAGAGCTAAATCTCTATCTTCTTTAGAAATAGCTGGATCTCCTGCTACTCCGATATAACGAGCACATTCTTTAACACAATATTGATCAATAATAATCTTTTTAAAATCAGGATTAGATTCCAAACGTTTAATTGCATCTCGTATAGCAATTAATTCTTTATACTGATCTTTTTGATTTTCAAGTTCAGTGACTTCACTCATGATTAGTCCTTAAAGTTAATTAAAGGCGATTGTAATTTGCTATATCTTCTGATATAGCGTTATACCCGATAGCAGCTTCAACATCTGGTTTAGTTTCATCTGGTTTACGGGATTTAAGCAATGCTTTAGTAATCTCAAGATTTTGATTACCTTGAGCTTGAGCACGCATCTTTTCCATATCTTGCAAATGAGAAATACCATTAGCATTAAGTTCATATGCAAGACGTTCATTATCAGCCTGAGCACGTTTAAGATCAGCTTCTGCTGCTGCTTTATCCATATCAGCCTGTGTTTTATAAGCAGAGGTTTGTGCATTAACAGATTCAATTTGTGCTTTAGCACCTTGTAATCCAGCTTCAGCTTGAATTTTTTGAACCTCAGCTTGTAATTTCTGTACTTCTGCTTGTAATTTAGCTAATTCAAGTTCTTTAGCTTTTTCTTCTATTGGATCAGGCTGAGGCTGATAAGTTCTTAATTTTTCTGCTAATGCAGGCATACGTTTAAGATCTGCTATTTCAGCTAAGATCATTAAAGTAATATCAGATCCCATATTTGGACCTATAGTTTGTAGCATAAAGCCCATATCTTGAGCTTTTTCATTATCTACATCAGCAGTAGCAATATCTACTTCTAAGTCAAAGTTACCTTTAAGATCTTCTCTTCTAATATTTACATATTGTCTATTAGTAACTCTAATAACTTCTTCTTCGGAAAGAAATTCTGCATTCATTGCAATAATTTTATTTCCGACTTCTACCATTCCTTTAGCTAATCTTCTAAGAATAGACATCTCTCTTCTAGAAGCAGCATCTAATACTCCCCTAATAGCAGTAGCTACTTTACTGTTATAAGCATCTCCTGCTAAACCACCTGAAAATGCTTTAATACCAGTTAATGCTTCTGCTTCTTGGTTCTGCATTTGAGACATTAAAATAGCAGACTGAGGTATTTCAGGATATTTATGTTCTATATATCCGCCTCCAGCAGGATTTATAGAAGGATTAAATTCATAAGTATCTCCTGCATCAAATCTTTTTCTATTTAATGCATCCAGCATTCCTTTAGCGAAGCCCTGCTGAGCGTTTGCAGATCTACCTAATAGATCTATCATGCCTCGAGTAACTGCTCCTAGAATGCGTTGATTGTCCTCTAATAAACAAGCATCAGGTTCACCATATAAATCCCGTTTAACGGGTAAATATTGAACCAAAACAAAAGGAAGTTTCTCATCAGGAAATGGATTTAATTCCATTCGAATTAAAGTATCTCCGATCCATGTAGCTACAAAAGGAACCAAAGAACCATCTTTATGAATATCATAATATCCCCAATATTCATAAGCTACTACTTTCTTTCGAGATAAATCTTTAAAATTAAAAGTATCAGGAATATTTGTAGCATGATCTGTATCAGTAACAGGATCTGAATTTTCCCAATTAACTTTATCTAAATTCTTATACCTATTACCATATTTCTTTAATTCTGCTTTATTAGTTTCAAAACTATGAATAACAAATAAAGCTTTATTAATATCTCCGTTGCAAGACGGATCTATATATACATTAATAGGATTAAGAATTTCTACTACAGGATCATTTTCTAATACTTGTTCTACTTTAGTATCTTCATAATTAATAATAGTAGCTGTAGTAGGCTGTCCTGTTTCTTCATAATAATCTACAGCAGCTTTTAATTCATCACTTATTTGTTCTTCATAAGCTCTAGTATTAGATTGTTTTAATAGTATAGCTTCTTGAAGCTGCTGCATTGTATTTTCATCTTCTATAGGAAAATACTCAAATACAGGTACTTGTTGAGTTTCTTCTTTAGTAACTCTATTCCAACCAAGCTTAATAATACTCGTTCCTTCATCAACTGTAGAACGAATATAATCATCTATTAACTTAATTTTATTAAGTTTGGTATTAAATTGCCAATTTAATAATAATTCATTCTGTTTAGCAGCTTCCTCATCTTCAAATGTTTTAGGAGATACTGTAAACAGTTTATATTGGTTTAAAAATGGTTCAGATAAGGCTGAATATCTCCATTCAGCCTGTCTTCTTATAAGTTTAGGTTGTACAGAAGATTGTCCCTGTCTAACTTTAGGTTTACATTTACCTTCAACATTTAATAAATCTGTCCAATGTTGAATTTTAGACATTTGAGCATCATGACTTGGTTTAGCAGATTCTAAATCTGCTTTTAAGGTCATAATAGTAGGCTCATTTTTCCAATCAGTTAATTTCTGATTGTTTTCTTGAATAGGTAACTGTGTATCTTCCATAACAACCTACACTTATATTTAAATTATTATTATAAATTAACCTTCTTGATCAGTAGAACCACCAGAAGGTGTTTCTAAGGCAGTAACTCTAGTTGTTAAATCTGTAATAGAAGTATTAAGTGTTTCAATAGAAGAGCTAATAGTAGTTACAGAAGTAGATAATGTACTTAAAGTAGAAGCTAATGCATATGTATTAGAAGCTTCTTCTTTACTTAAATAAGTAGTAGAAGCATCGGAAATTTTAAGATATACAGTAGCTAAAGAATTAACAGTAGTAGTAAGTTCATTAACAGAAACTGTTAAAGTTTGAAGCTGTGTTTTAATAGCTGTAATTTCTGTAGTATTGCCTTCAATTTTAGAAAGATTAGAGGCAATATTGGTAATATTAGTTTGAATCTTTGCAAGATTTTCAGCTATTTTAGTTTCATTAGCTGTAATTTTTGTAGATTGTTCTGTATCTGTTTTGGTATTATCTTTATTAGATTTATCTAAAGAACCAATAGCAGAATCAATAGATTTAAATTTATCTAATAAATTATCTGCTAAATGAATTCCTGCAACTTCAGGTTTAATAATAGTAGTCATTATATTTTCTCTCAATAATTAATTTGTCAGTTCCTTCGATATATCGTGTAACAACTGAACTGCATCTTTTCGTAAGTTCTCGAAGTCGTAAACGCTCTCGTTCGCACGATTGTAAGTCTTTTGAGGGTTTATTTGAGGAGCGCTGCACCCGTTCATTAAGAGTCCTAAGATTACTAATAAGCTTATTTGCTTCAGCAAGTTCTTTATCTTTAGCATCTTGTTTTGCTCTTTCTTGTTTAAGAGTTTGGCTTACTGCTTGAACTTTATCTATAGCATGGTTATATTCTTCTACTTTAGAACCAAATAAATAACCGCCAGTAAATGTAGATACTAGAATAATAATTAATAAAACTATATTGTTCATGGATCTAAATTCATATTAGATACAAATAATCGTTGTTCTGCTAATCTTCTCTTAGTTAATCCTTTTTCAGAAGTAGATCCAGGAGAACGATAATCTGTAAATTTTCTAGCAGCAGTAATAAAATCTCCTCTATTAATATCATCAAATATAGAATAAGTTCTACATTTAGACATTCCGAAATTATATACAAAAGACATTAAAGCTATAAATTGTTTTTCATTTATAGGTACTTTAACAAGATTAATTAAATCATTATGCGTATTAATTAAATCTTGTGAAAATAGCTCATAAGCTTTTTGTCTTGTTATTTTATCTCCTTGTTTAACTCCTTTAGTATGACCTATACCTATTGTATAGACTCCAGCAGAGCATTTATAAGCATTGGATCTATATCCTTCATAAAGTTCTATAAATTGAGCTGCTAAATTAGGATCATAAAATACTACTTTATTATTCATTATTTTCTACTTTTAATTAAAGTTTCTAAAGATGTTATACGTTTAATAAGATCATTCATTTGATATTCTAGATTTTCAGCTTTAACTACATAAGATTTAAAGGCATCCATTTCTTTTTGCTGATCAAATATTTTTTGTTCGAGCCAAGTAATCTCATCTCTATTATTTTGGATCTCATTATAATTTTGAGAGAATCCTATTGAATATCCTATAGCCGTATAAGCTAACATAAGGGTAGCTTTAATGCATCCGTTAATAAACTGTTTATATGATATGTTTAAGTTTGGCATAATTAGTTACCCTTTCTATCTTCTTTATTGAATTTAACTAATTTATTAAGTCTTGCAATAAAGATTTGATAAAAAATAATAAGAATTTTAGTTCCAAAATAAGCTGCTATTGCTGAACCAGCAACACAAATTCCATACTCTAATTTAAAAGAATGAAGAATAAGATAAGTAATATATCCAGCAACTATGCCAGAAAATATTTCATAAAGATATTCAAAGAAATTAAATGGTTTATTTTCTTTAAAAAATAAACTAGCTCCGCCATCTAAAGCAGATATTAAAATTAATAATATTGGAGCGATCTGAGATAGATCATTCCAAAATTCAGGATCTCTCCAAATCATAATTTTTCCATTAAAATAGTCTATTACTATTTTAATAGATTTTAATAAAAAAGGGATACTTAGTATCCCTTTGAAGTTTAATGATATTTAAACTTTTATTTTACTTTTATACTCTTATGAATTGCTAAGATGTAATAGAGCGATTTGTATATATTTTTAATATTACAAATATCTTCACTATCTAATTCATCTACATCCATGTCATTCATTTCTTCTAGTTTCTTACGAAGAAGTGTCATGGACTCAGACATTTCTACTTGGAGCCAAGAAGCATTAGTATTCTTTTCTAACATGGTTCTACTCCTTATATCTTTCCATGATTTCTAATAAGGCCTGACCATCAGAAGCATCAAATTTAAAAGGTATTCCCATTAAATTAATCTTAACTTCTGACTGCTTTTGAAAAGCAGTGTCTATGAATAGTTTTACTTTTTCAGTATCTAATAAATTAGATTCATTCATAAGTCCAAATTCTTTAAGAATAGGAGCATATTTTTGAGCCATATCATCTACTCTAGTTAGAACTAATACAGAAGCTCCGCCTAATCCCCAACGAATAAAACTTCTATCTTCAGGAATAGCAGGCATAATTCTTTCATCTATAAAATTAGCTAGAATTGCTTTTGTATTATTAAAACTAATCATAGACATAGATCAATCCTTATCTAGTTACTTTAATAGAACCAGTTACAGGCTGTACAGCAGGAGCTTCTGTTGTCGGAGCAGTCCAACTATTCCAACGAGGCATAACTTCAGGACAGATATCATCTTTAGAAATCTTCTTCTGAGCTTTAACACCGCCATTACAATTACCACCGAACAGACCACCAAGTAATCCGTTACCGTTACCTGCGCCTAAAGCTCACAATCCTGCTAAAGATGTGCCGATAATACCAGTGGTGAGACCAGCTTTAGCTACACCACTAGAATGTTCACAAGTTGCCATAATTAAACCTTTATATTCTATTTAATGGAAAAAGCTGTTAAGGAGAAACCCTTAACAGCTCTTATAATCTAGTATTTATACTTATAGGGAAAGTATCTATAAAGATAAATTGTTACGAATTGTTATTATCAGTATTAGTAGGCTGGGTAACAACAATTTTATCTGTTTCACCTGATTGTAAAGTAATCATTTATTCCTCCTTAATAGGCTCTATACGAGTAATAATACTATCAAATAATAACTTCCAAGCTGCTAAAAACAGTCCAGAATGCCATATTAAATGATTCTCGCAAGATAGTTCATTATCTTCTTTAGAAGCCATTATGCAATCTCCTAAACAGGATACAAGCATAGGACAATCTTTACATTTCTTTCTATCTTTCCAGAAATGAAGAGATTCGTCAGGAAATTTACTTGTTTTAATAGTATCGAGAGTTCCAAAAGATTGATCAGAACCATGACAAATAAGTAGATTTCCTTGCATATCTACTGCTATAGCATTTTTATTTCTAATAAAACAACTATTTTCTTTTAATTCTTTATTAACTAATTTAGAAATTAATTTAGATACATAATCTCTAATAGAATGATATGGATGATTTCCATCTATTGTAGAACCAAAAGCAATAAGATTATTTAATAATACTTTTTTAGTATTAGAATCAAATTTTTTTACTACGTCTTTAGAAAAATCAGATAATTTAACTATACCTTCAAAACTAATATTTACATCATCTCCAAAGTATCGTGCAAAATAAGGATGAAGTTTAGATAAATCTGAATTATCTGGAGTAACTACAATATTAAATCCAAAGAATAAACCTTTTTCTTTAGCTTGTTCTTTATAATATTTAAGTCCTTCTAATACTTTTGGATCTTCTAAAGGATTAAGATCATCTCTATAATTAGAAAATGTAGGTCCATCATGAGATACCGTTAATCCTATCTTATTATCTAATAAATATTGAGCTATTTCTTTAGTTATTAATGAACCATTAGAAATAGTTCCTAATTTAACATTAGGATATAACTCTTTTAATTTAGGAACTAATAATTTAATAGTCTTTAAGTAAACTAATGGTTCTCCACCCCAAAAAGTTATACTATTTACTTTAGTTAAATTATTTTTTAATTTATTAATTAAATTATCTACTTTTTCTTTTAAAGAAGATTCTTTAACTATGAAAATAGGTTTAACTATTGATTTTGCAGTATAGTTTTCTAAACAATATTTACAATTAAAATTACAATTAAATCCTAATGTAATTCTTAAACTAATATTATCAGTAGATTTATATAAAGAATCTTTATTTTTTGATTTATTTTCAATAAAACCTTTTAATCTTGGATCTTGATCCAAGAAAACAGGTATATCCTCTTCTGTAAAAATATCTTGAGTGATATTATCATAAGTATGAACTAATAAAGTTCCATCTGATTTTTTAGAAGTAATCTTAAACTTCATATGGTTCTACCTTAATAATAATCGTATTAAATATAAGTTTCCAAGCTGCTAATAAATAACCAAAATATTGTATTTTTAAATTTATACAAGCATATTTATGATCTTCTAAAGAAGCTATAGGACACCCACCATTACATATAAATACTACAGGACATTTATTACAATAATCTTTATCAGTCCAATATTTTAAGAAATTAGGAATATTTTTAGAATATTCTTCTAATTTACCATATCCTGCTGATTTAGCATTCCAAGCTTGACAAGCTAATATATTACAATTTAAATCAATAGTTAAAGTATCTGATTTAAAATTATTGCAATTATATTTTTTATATTGAAAATTTGGTTTATTTACTAATAAATATATTACTTTAGATATAGCATCTCTTAATCTAAAGAAAGAATGATTATTATCTTTAGTAGTACCCCAATATAAAAAATTTTTATAAAGAATATTTAAAGATTCTTTAGTAAATGGTGTTACTTTTTTAGAAGATTCTTTGGATAATTTAACTAAAGATTCAAACTTATATTTAATATTTTTTCTTTTAAGTTTATTTTCAAAGAATCCTATAAATTTAGTTAAATCACAGTTTTCAGGAGTAATAACTATATTAAAATTTAAAATATAATCTTTTATATTATCAATATAATATTGTATTCCTTCAATTATTTTTGGATCATCTAATGGATCTTTATCATTTCTATATAATTTAAAAGTTGGTCCATCATGTGAAATTACTATATAAATATTATTTTTTACTAACCATTTTGCTATATTTAAATTTATTAAAGAACCATTAGTAATAGTAAAAAATTTAGCATTAGGATAGAGTTTATTTAAATATGGTTGTAATTTTTTCCAAGTTTTTATATAAACTAATGGTTCTCCACCCCATATAGTAATTTTTTTAGGATTTAAATTTAATTTAGTAAGTCTTTCTATAAATTCTTTTAAAGGAATTTTTTCTGGTTCTATATTAATTATAGAATGTTCTTTAGAATGACAATATTTACAAGAATAATTACAATTATCTCCTAATTTTATTTTTAAATGATCTAATTCTTGTTTTTTAGGATTAAATCCAGAAAATTTCTCATAAGAATAATTATTTTTTATAAAATTATTTAATTTAAATCCATATTTTAAATCAATTAAATTAAAATCTTTATCAAAAATATTTAAAGATATATTATCAAAATAATTAATTTGATAATTTCCTAAAAAATCTTTAGAAGTAATTTTAAATTTCATTTAAATACTCATAATTAAAATATTGATAATAATTTTGTTGAATTTCTTTAAGAAATTCAAACATTTTATTATTAAAATAACAATCTAATATTGGATCTTTAGTTCTAAAACACCCACCAAAACATATTTTATATGCTTTACATTCTTGACATTGTTTAGATTTATATTTTAATAAAGGTTTTTTAAATTCTATAGGAATTATAGGAATAGTTTTTTTAAATACATTTTCTACTATAGTATTTAAAGAAAAATCATGATGACAAAGATATCTATTACCTTTTAAATCTAATGCATAGTTATTAGAATTAAAACAATAATTTAATAAAGTATGCTTTATATACCTTCTTTTATAATTAAATACTATAGAATTTATAGCATTTTTATAAAAAATATTATTTAATTTTTTTAAATAAGAATATAAATTATTAAAATAAATATTAATATCTTCTTTAGTAAAAATATATTCTTTAGGAATATTATTAACATAAAGAATTGGATAAATATACCAATTTAAACATCTACCAAATTTATTATATAAATACTGCCATTTATTAAAATAATTATCCCAAGATAATTCTTGATGATGAACCAAAGAAGTAATATGAAGATCTTTAATTTGAAGAGCTAATTTCCATTTATCTTCTTGAAGTTGTCCGCAATGATATGAAAGATTTATAAATAAATCATTATCATTAATATATTTAATATGTTCTTTAGTTAAAAGAGAACCATTAGTTGTTATTCTAGGTTTTCTTAAAGTAGGTATATCTTTTAAAGAATCTATTAAATATTTTATTTCTTTAAAATAAAGAAACGGTTCTCCACCCCAAATAGTAAATCTATTTATAGGTTTATTTTTATAATTATCTTCTAAAAATTTTAAAAAATTTGTACAGAAGTATTCAATATCATTATTTTTATTAAAATGTGATTCATCTTCTTGTAAACAATATGGACATTTCCAATTACAAGCAGAACCAATAATAATATTAAATATTGTATCTTCTGTACATTCTTTCATTTAAACAACCGTTAAAATCTTTTCAGCTAAATCTGTCCAATATTTACTATTAATTTTAAATCTAAGTTTATCACCTGGATTTAAACCTAATGCGTAAATTTTACCAGTACCTTCTCCATTAATCATCTTTATTTCTTTATTTGGAGTATATCCTTGAATAGGTTCAATATAGTAATTAACTTCATCCAAACATACTTGATTATCTTTATGAAAGGCTTTAATAGAAAAAGTAATATACTGGTTAGATTGAATTGTATCATCACAAGTTAACTGAATAGAAGGAATCCAATAATTTTTCCAAGAAGTATATAAATTTATATAATCTTCTTTAGAATATGTCGATAAATTAATAGAAGATTCATCAAATATTTCATTAGAAATTATTTCAAAATCTGTATCTATAAACTTAGGAGCATTTTCTACAGAAGTATTTGGTAAACAAAGTAATTTACATAAAATACCACAATTCCAATATTTGAAACGTTTATTAAAATGAGTAGAACTCATTTTAGATATATATGTTTCAGAATATCTATCTATAATAGTTGGAAATAAATTTAAATCATCATTATATAATATAAAAAATTCTTTATAAGGTTTCCAAATATTTAATGGAATATTTAATACTTCTTGATAAATACATTTATAATATTTATTATTTTTATTTATATATTTTTCTATTAAATTATTAGAATTATTTAAAGATTCTAATGAAATAACATTATTTAATAAAGAATTATCAAAATTTTCTTCTAAAGAAAAATTTCTAATAATTATAGAGTTATTTTGAAAAAATAAATTAATAATTTTATTTTCTTTATTAATAAAATTATTTAAAAAAGATTTAAACATATTATTTTCCTAAATTAAGCATCATTACAATAACAATTACAATTTGAATCATAAGTACAATCAGAACACAGAGTACACTCCTTGCATTGTACTTGGTTACATTGCACAGTTGTACAATCTATTGTTGTACAGTTAACAGTAGTACATTGCACTGTATTACATTGAATTGTAGTGCAATCTATAGTTGTACAGTCTTGTATTAAATATGTACTTTTAGTTTGTCTTATTGGAACACAATTAGAACCAGTAAAGATACCTTCTATACTCGTATCTGTAATATTAAAATCTAAAATATTAAATGGATCAGTTCCATTTATATGATCATTTTTTACTTGAATACTCATTTACAACCTCAATAGTTTCTTGAGTACAGATGTATCCTGTTTGATCTAAAAGTTGAATATCAACTTTGTCTCCTGGAACCAAATCTAAACTCTTAAATTTAAATTTACCTATACCATCTTTAACATATATTTTACGTTGAGGTATATATCCTGCTAATGATTTTACTTCAAACCAGTTATCATCAGTATCTTTTTCTAAAGATTGTCCTAAATCTTTATATACTTCAAAAGAACATTCATATTCTTTATTTGGTTCTAATTCTTTAGGAAGATTTAATTTAAATGAAAGAACCAAGAATTTAGAAGCATCTTTATTTTTATGAAGTTCTTCACAAGACATTTCTACTATATTAGATAAATCAAAGTTAGTAAAACATTGTCCTTCTTCATCAACAGCAAAAGATTTAGCAGCTTCTGCTATAGAATCGTTAACAGATCTGCAATATATTTGTGCTATACCTTGATATCCAATACGAGATAACCATTCAGTAGATCTTTCATAAGAATGAGTACAGCAATCTCTTTTAGATATAACTTCTACAATTCCTTGATTAACTAATAAAGGATTAACTATAAATTGAATATTTGCACAAGGTTTCCACCAAAGTTTTCCTATTCTTGAATTTTTATCAAAACAACCTTCTGCATTAACATAATATAATTGACCATTTAAATCAATATATCTATTTCTAATAGAATTAGTAGTAAGAATTTCAGAACTAGATGCTTCAGGATTACCTGCATCTTTAGGTACAGGAGTCAATACTCGAACCATCATTTTTGATTCATCTGCTGTAACAGATACATATTTATATGTTTGATTCTTAGCATGAACTAATCTAATAGGTCTTAAAGACATTTATATTTCCTCTATTTTAATAATTTCTTTACCAAATACTTCTTTAAAAGCAGACTCAAATAAAGCTTGATTATATGGCATCATAGATTGACATCTAATTTTATGATCTTCTTCATTAAGTAAAGGACATCCTCCCATACAAGACATTATATAAGGACAATGCTTACATATTTCTCTATCATGTATAGATTTTAAATTCCATCCACAAGTAGAAATATCTTTAATATTGCCATGATTTAATCCATTTAAAGGATTATCTGCATAACAAGTAAGTAATCTTCCTTCTGTATCTATAGATAATCTTTCTACAGAATTATATGCAGGACATCTAGCTTTAAAAGAAGCATATGGAAGCTTATAAATAATATGTCTTATAACTGTATTTCTAAGTCTTCTAATGTCAACAAAATAAGAATAATATGGATCATTAGGTTTAAGATTTAAACCCCATAGAAGATTATTTTTAAGTATTTCTAAGCCATTTTCTCCATAATTTTTTAAGATATCTTTTGATCTAGAATCAGCTTTAAATACTGTAGATAATTTAATAGGAAATCCTACATATAATTTTTTTTCTAAAAATTTAATAGTTTCTTTAATATCATAATTATATGGATTAAGAACCAAAATAATATGAGCTAATCCTTTTTGCATTAAATATTTAATAGAAGATCTAATATTTAAATCATCTAAATAATCTACTGGATCTCTTAATATTGTTTGTGCCGGTCCATCATGACTAAATACAATATGGATATTATTATCAATACAATAATTAGCTTTTTCTAAATTAAATAAAGAACCATTAGAAACAGTATATATTTCATTATTATATTGAAGATCTTCTCTTAATAATTTAATTAATTTTTTAAATCTTTTCCAATATACAAGAGGTTCTCCACCCCATATACGTATATGTTCTATAGAATTAAAATTTAAATCTGAATTTTTTAAAATATTTAAAAATTCTTCAGGAATAAATTTAATATCGTCCCTATGTTTATTTTGAAGACAATATTTACATTTATAATTACAATTCATTCCTAGAGTTATATCTAAAACTTTAACTTCTTTTAATTGAGGTTTATGTTTAGATTCATAATTAATATTATTAATTACTTGAGTATGAATTTTTAAATAATCTTTAGAAGCATAGTTTGAATATATTTTAGTTGGAGTTTGTATAATATATCTATTTACTTTTGATAAAAGTAATGGTTCTATTATTTTTTTATTTTTATCATAAAAAATACCTAAATTACTATTATAAAAATAGTATTGTTTAGGTTCATAATAAATTTTAAACATATTATTTTTCTAAATTAAGCATCATTACAATAACAATTACAATTTGAATCATTAGTACATTTAAGACACAGAGTACACTCATTGCATTGTACAGTTGTACAATCAGAACATTGAACTTGCTGACAATGTACTTGATTACATTGTACTTGTGAGCATTGTACATTACTGCATTTAACTTGATTACATTGTTTTTGATTACAGTTATAACATTGTACAGAATTGCATAATCCAGCAGTATCTTGATTATTTAATTCACTTACTTTTAAATTATTCTGATAATTAAGAATAATTTCTTGTTGATCTAAATCAAATGTAAGAACACTTTGATCATTTACTTTTATTGGTAAGGTGCTCATAACATTTCCTAAATAAACTGTACATAAAGCGTTATAAAAACATAATTAGCAGAAGCTATAATTAAATTAATTATATTTTTATCATTATTTACATTACCAAATATAAATACACTATTATCTGTATTTGGTTCTGCATAATCCATTACAATTATTGGAGCCGGATTACTTAAATTATATCTTCCAATAGTAAAATCATGAGTAGAATTCCATTGATTTAATTCTGCTACTCCAATATCACCTGAATAAGCAACTCTGGATTGTACCCAACTACCTTTTAATACATAATCTCTTAATTTTGCTGCTTTAATTAAAGAATCTATATAAGAAGGAAGTGTATAGTATCCAATAATGTTATTATTGGTTCCTTCTATCCAATCTTTGGAATTAAGATTAAAATGTATATTTCCATTAGTAGCTGGATTATTATTTCTTAAAGCAAAATAAAGAAAAGGAATAGCTGTATTCTTTTTAAATACGTAACTATCACTAATAATATAGTTATCTGTATTAATAATCTTATTACTATATAACTTAATAGGATTATTAGTAGTATCTTCTATATTAAATACACCATTTGTGCTATCTATTTTATTATCATGTATAGAAAGCATAAATTTATTCCTTAATAATTAATTTCTTAAGAGTATTTATTTCTCTTTCTTGCTTATTTATCTTATCTAATAAGATAGATGTAAGAGCATTATAATCAATAGAAAGGAATTTCTTACCTTTTTCATCATAATGCTCTACAACAGCTTCTGGTACATATAACTGTACTTCCTGAGCTATTAAACCTAAATGTTTCTTACCATCAGAAAGTAAAGTATATCTGTATGGAACCAAGGAAGAAATATCATATTCATCGGATACGCATTCAAAATCTTCTTTCTTGGATCTATCGGATGTACTTGTAATCGTAGCTCCTTGTATTGTACCAGTACAAGTAATATCTCCTGTAACTGCTACATTACCCGTTATAGCACCGCCTGATTTAGAGTAATAAGTTTTCATTAAACCCGCAATATGTTCAATGAAATTCTTAAATTGATCTGCAAAATTAGAAGGATTCTCAATCATAATTAAATTCCTGTTATTCCTACTTCAGGTAGTTCTATACTTTGTGTTTCTACTGTTTCATCACCTTCACTAGGTGTACTAGGTGTTTCTGGATTAGGTTCTGGTTCTGGAGCAACAGTAGGATTATAAAAAGACTCAAATACTTCTACTGGATCTTCTGTCCAAGCAGATAAAGTATTAAATGTAACAGAATCAGGCGTAGATACAAGAGTTTCTATAGCTTCTTTAACTCTTAAAGGAGTCATTAAAGCAGTATTATTAGTACCTGTCTGAGCTTCTCCTTGTGTAGCTATTTCAGGTTTATCTATTAAATCATTATAAGAACCAGAAAGACCAGAAGCAGATAAATTTGGTTTATTAGTTAAATCATTATAGTTACCTGTAGAAGCAACTTTAGCTAATGATTTAAATTGTCTAGCTATTCTTGTAAATCCAGCATTTAATTTAATAATTAAGGTTGAAGTATCACTCATTATTCTTCTCCCTCATAAATTTCATTAAAAAACTCAACTGGATCATAATCTAATGGATCTGAGTCTGTAGAAAAATCTACAGAATCTTTAAAAGCTAATGCTTTTAATTCATCCCATTTATCTTTATTTAATTTAGTATTAATTGTATTTAACAAAACACGCATCTCAATAGCAATTCTTTCTGCTAAATTAAGAAGCTGTTCTGTTAAACTTTTCGGATGATCTATCATTTGATTACTCCGTTGTATTATTTAATTCTGCTTCAAACGTAGTAACAAAATTAGTATTTAAATCTCCAATATCTGCTTTTAATGTATCTACTTCAGATTTATTAGAAGCTATAGTAGCTTCTATAGCTGAAAAATCAATTTCATCTTGAGATACAGCATTAATATTATCTCTAGCTTGTTTCTTTTGTGCATCAGTTAATTCCTGAGCGTCATCATACTTTACATGACCAGCAGCTAAATTTTGCAATGCTGTAATAGCATCTTGATTACTTTCAATTAATTCTGCTAATTCATTTAAAGTATCATAAGCAGTACCAGCTCCTCCAAGTAAATCATTTTTAACTTCTTGTTTAGCTTTTGTAATTTCACTATCTACTTTAGAAGATGAATAAACAGTATTTGTAGATGCTGTTGTATCATTAATAATAGAATTAAGTCTTTCTTGTAATGCAGTTATTGCTGCTTCTGCTGCATCTATATCAGCAGAATTAGCATTTATAGCTAACATTGCATTATCAAAATTAGTTTTAAGACTATTAATAGCTTTTACTAAAGATTTTGCATTATCTGTATTAAGCTGAGTTGTATCTCCAAGCTTTATATAAATAAGTTTACATTCTTTAGCAATACGTACTGCTAAATTATTAATTTGTGCAGATAATGGACTTACATTTATATTATCACTCATTATAATTCCTCAAAGAATTTCATTGTATTTTCAAATGTAGTTGTTGGATCAGGCGATAAAGTAACTCCGCCTTTTAATTCCAAGGAACCAATAATATCTCCTGTAGATTGTCCATAAATCTGCAAGAACCATTTTTCCGGATCTGGATCCATAAGAATTTCATTAGCAGACATACCTGGTATACCTTGAATAGCACCTGCATTTTGCCATTCCTTAGTATTATCATTCCAAACCATAATAGTTTGGAATCCACTCTTATCATCATAAATTTGATAAGCATCTCCAGGTTTTCCAACTAAACCTGCATTAATAAATTCTTCTAAAGAAGGATATACACCTTGAAGTTCTAAACCAGTTCCTGGAAGACCTATATCACCTTTAGAACCTTTAATAGAAGTAACTAAAGTACCTACTTTAATAACTTCATTAGTAACTAATTCAACAATTTCATATATATCTCCTTTAGGCGTTACAACATGATCACCTACTTTAATACTTACATTAGGAGTTATATAAGAAATAGAAATTTCTTCAAAAGGTAAAGGATCTTTATTTAAATATCTATAACTAAAAGCAGCTTTATTAGCTTCTTTTTGAATTTCAGCTAAAGACTCATCTAATTGAGTTTTTACTAAATCTTTAATACTCTTTAAAGAAGCAGCTGTAAGAGTATTAATATCATTGATCTTTTCTTTACTAAGATCATTAATCTTATCCAACCAAGTTGGTATTTCCAAAACTTTATCCATATTGGAGCCAATAGCTGCAATATTTTCATAGTTTTGATTAATTAACTTAATATCTTCATAATGATCCATAACAAAATTAATTGCTGAAGAATCATGAAGATCTTTAAGAATAGGTAAGTTTAGATAGACTGTTTTAACAACCTCATAGGATCGTCCTATCAGTCTATCTACAACTCCGCTTGGAGGACAATTATCAAAAGGATTGATTGTATGCATCTCTAATTATTCCAAAAAATCAATGGAATCTTGAGTTGCAATAGTATATTTAAGAACTGCTCCTCCCTTGAAGTCTTTTAATTCCTTTGGAAGGAGGAATCTAACCATAGATTTATCATTATCAATTTCTACAGTTATATCGCAATTATTCAAGTTCTCACTGCTACTTATACATTCTGTTGAATGTGTTTTCACAATACTTATTTCTGTACTTGTATTTAATATAATACCATGTTTACAAAGTATTTTCACTGCTTGTTTAGTAGTGAAATTGATTAAGGATACTTCCAATTCATAAAATAAACAAGAAAAATTAGGGATGACAATAGAACTATTAAGATTGGTATCAGTTCTGAGATCTGTCCAGATACCATCTTTAAGATATTTAGACGAATATGCGTATAAATACTTCTTAAGATCTGTAGTATTTTCATAATTTCCTTTAGTTGGATCAACCATTGACTGTAATACTGCAATACCTGTTTGAACCAAAGGATTATTATTAGTTCTATCAGCTATTGATTTAGGTTCATCATCTCCTTCTATAGACGTATCAAGCCAATTAGGACCATCCTTAGAAGCAATAAACGTATGATTAGGTAATCCTAAGTCATGACCATAATTGCCTGCTATAGCCGTGCTATTTAAGCCTATGACGGTATTTCTATATCCGCCTAAGATAGAAGAAAATTCTCCCTTATTTTTATTTCTGGTTCCAGAAGCTATATAAGAATAATTACCAATTAAAGTATTACCATAACCAGAAGATATAGAAGAATATTTACTATTCTCTATTTGATTTATAGAACCAGAAGAAATAATACTGTTTTCTGAAGTATTTATAATACTTTCAGAAGAACCAATAATAGAAGAATAATTAGAATCTGTTATTTGATTCTGATTTCCTATAGAAATATTATATTTCTTTAGTTCTGTTGAAGTTATCTTATTAGTATTACCAAAAACAATAGAATAAGTATTCTTTTTAATTTCATTAGAAGAACCAGATAAAACAATACTATATTCTGATTGCTCTATTGTATTGTGATCCCCATTTACAATAGTTTGATAAGATAATTCACTTTCTGTAAGACCTGTTAAAGTATTAGCTGTACCAGATAATATAATTCCATTAGATATTAATGAAATAGTATTACTAGAGCCAGATAATATAGAAGAGTTATCAGAATTTCTAATTGTATTATTAGAACCAGAAATAATATTGGATTCATTTGAATTAAATAAAGTATTTATATTTCCTGAACCAATAAATGAATTATTAGAATCAGATATATCCAATGAAGTACCTGAACCTATAAATGTATTCTCAGAGCTAATAATACTATTAGATTCTCCTGAAATAATTGAAGATTTATTAGAAGAATTAATAGAACAAGTATTACCTGAACCAATAAAAGAATAAATACTATCTATTGTATTATTCTGACCTGTAACAATAGAAGAGTAATTATTTAATACTTGATTATTAGTACCAGATCCTATAAAAGAGAAATTACCGTTAACAGTAGATTGATAAGTAGAACCAATAATAGAATATGTACCATTTATAGCACTTCTATTACCTTGAGTAATTACATTGTTGGTTCCTTCAATAATATTTCCTTCACCTGTAGCAATAAAATTATATGATCCTGAATCACTATTTTCATTGCCTGTAATAATTGAAGAATATAAACCACCTAATGTATTAGAAGAACCAGAACCAATAAAAGAATAGTTACCAGATGATGTATTTCCTTTACCAGATACAATACCTGAGTACTCTCCTGATGCTACTTCTGATTCTCTATTATTATTAAACTGTAAATCTACAGTATATTTTCCTCTAAATTCTGATCCATATTTAGATCCTGTAATAGAGGCTTCTCCTTTAGGAGATAAAACTATATTTGTATTAGTTTTAGTAGATTTTGGAGATAAAATAGAATTATCTTCAAAAGTAGATTCTATAAAATATTTAAATCCTGTAGATTCACTTGGTTGATCAGGATTTTCAGGATTATCTTCGTCTTCTTTATCTACAACAGGTAATCCTTCTATAAATAGATCAATTACTTTCTTAGAATTTCTAATTGTTTCTATAGTAATAGATCCTTGGCAAGTACCTACAGATTTAGGTACCATCCAAGCAGGAAATGTAATATTATTTCCTGCTTTAATACCTTGAGGTACTGAAGTTAAATCAGCTTGTACATCACCTGATAATTTAATAGATTTAAAGAATAATACTTCTTCACCTTTATTAGAAACTTTAATAGTTACTGGATTAGATTTCTTCCAAATAACTACTTTTTCTCCAATAAATAAATTTGTTGGATCAACTTCTAATATTTCTTCAGGAACAGTAACATTCTGTTCAGGTATTTCACATTCTCTATATTCAGTCATTATATCCAACCTCTTTTATGGAATTTAGAATTAGTTTCAGAATAAGAAGAAGAAACTAAATCTTGTTCTATAGTATCTTGTATTACTTGATTATAAATAGTTAAGTATTTTTGAGAATTAGTAATAGCTTCTTGAGTATTTAAATTTCCATAATACTTATAAGCAATATAAGCTCCTAATGCTTCATATAAAGTATCTGGTAAATTTATTTCTTGTAATGGATCTCTTTCAAAATCTAAAAGAGGATGTTTTGCTTGATATACAACAGAATAAGCTAATCCTGTTAAAGGTTGAGGTATTTCTAATATATCAAATACAGGAGTAAATACACTTCTGAAATCTGTATGATTATTTAAAGGAACTCTATGATGATAAGTATCATATACAGTTAATATTTTAATTAAATCATCTGTATATGGATGTTCTGGATCATCTCTAATAAACTTATCTGAAAATTCTGGATCTTTTTTATCTTCTTCGGTAGCATTTAACCAAGAATGTTTAGAACTTAAATGATATCTAGTTCTATATTCGTTACATTCTATAATTAAAATATTAGTCTTTAAAATAAATCTACTATAAAGTCTTAATAATCCTTCATTAATATAATTTACTATTTGAGGAACATCATTAGGAGGAATTGAACCATTACCATCATTGCCTACTTCTAAATTAGATAATTCAGCATAAGATAGCTTTCTTAAGTATTCTGTTAAATTCATTTTTATTTTCCTTTGCCCCAGAATGCTTTATATCCATTATTAGCATATGCTTCTGCATCTTCTGCTTTATTAAATTCTCTAAATTCTTTATTTTTTAAAGCATATAAGACAGCTTTACCTGGATCTTGAAATTGATATAAACCTCCGTCAGGAGTTTGTATTATTGTAGGAAAAGCTATAAATTTATCTCCTACGGTTGTCCAAGCCATTTTATGAGTAGCTATGCTTCCATCATCATTTTGTATAACAGGATATTTATCTGGATATAAAACTTTCTGTTCAAAGTTTAATGATGTATTTGGATCTATAAATACAGGCATAATTAAACAATATAAGAAGATAATGCTGAATATTCTTCCTTATTAAAATCATCATCTTCATAAATTGATTCTCCTTTAGAATTTAGAATCATAGTTTCTGAAGGTTTCCAAGGATTTAAATACCCAAGCATTGAAATTGTATCTAAACAGTCATCATGACCTTTTAATCCAGATTTAGTTGCTAACTTAATTTGCTGGATAAATATTCCCATTATAGTTGACATCTTCATTTCTTGCGGAAAATAAAATTTACCAGCTTTGAACCAAGGAACAACCATATTAAATCTGGATAATTTATCTGCTGTAGGCCTAATTCCAGGTTGTTTACTCCCTTTCATTCTTGAGAAATTAAACCATATATTCCTTGTCATCATTTCTTGTTGGAGCCAAGGAATAAAACCTCCTTGCTGACCTGTAATTTCTATACCTACTTCTTGAGGTTTATATTCAAGAACCAATCTAAAGAGATCATTAACATTCTTATCCATTGTCTGTTTTTCACAGACACCATCTACCCAAAACCAATCTCCATTAGAGTTATAAGCCCATACAGAAATAACAGAAAAGTCAGCAGTCTGTTTAGCAGATGTAGCAAAGTCAGTAGTTATATAGAAATTAAAATTATGTTTATTCTGTAATAATGATTTTCTTTGATACCATCTGATTTCATCATCCTGTACTAATCTTTCATCTTCAGAACTAATCCTCAACATCAATTCCTGATAAAAAGCAGCAGTAGTTCCAGTCTTTACAGCCATATCATATTGCTTCTTTACAAAATCATAACTAAATCTATCTTCCCAAGCTCCTCTAAATTCTTTAGGTTTACAAGGAAATTTCTCACATACAGGATATACGTTTACTTCCCAAGCACCAGATTCAACAGCTTTAATTAAAATATCATTCTTATCAAAAGGAGTACCGCAGAATATAACTTTTCTTCTTGTTGGATCTAAGGCATGGTTAATACCTTTATAAACAATATCCTCAATTAAATTCATAACTGTCTTAGATTTAGCTGATTCATCAGTTAATAAGTCATCTAACACAGCTAATACAGGTCTTTTAGCAAATATCTTAGTACCACGTACACCTGTTGTAGCACCATATAATTTCACGCCTAATCTTTGACCTGATTTATTTTTAAATTCCAAATAAGTATCTGTAAATTTAGCTTCAGGAATCCAATGTTTTAAGAAATCTGAATTTTCATATCTAGTTTCTATATTCTTTCTTGCGTTCTTAGCTCCGTTTTCCATACTATCTGCTACATATATCATTCCTTCTACTTCACCAAACCCAGGAATTTCATGGAATACAGCAAGATATAGAGTTAAATACTCCATAAACAAAGTAGTTTTAGCAGAACCACGAAAGCAAAGATTAACTAAGTATTCAGATTTACCTACTATTTTATCCAACATAGTTAAATGCATAGCAGGACTCTTATTAGCTTCTGGATTATTAGCATTAACCAGTTTAATAAAATTTATATACTGTAATGCAAAAGAGCTAGGTACATATTCTGTAGAATTTATTAAAGAATAATCTACTTCATCTAACCATTGATCTACATCTTTAGCTACTAATTTATTGTTCATTTATTATTTCAGCTTCTACTATTGTTTTAGGAGTAAATAAACCTTTTTCTATTGATTTCTTTTGGTTCGCAGCTAACTCTACTAAAGCTTGCTTTAATTCATTAATACCTGAAGTTTCTTTCATATCAATATTAACTAAAGGTCCAGCAGCTTCAGGTTTAGCTAATGCTTTCAAAATACTATCAGCAGCCATACATTTAACTCTTTCACTTTTAGCATTATTCATTAATTCAGCTTGAGTATTTATAGCTTTCTGATAAATATCTTGATTTAAGACCCAAGAAGGTACAAGAGTCTGCTCTAATATTAAATTAACTAATTTGCCTCTATTGTATGCAGATACATAACTAGCTATATCTTTCTGATTGGTTCCTCTAGCTAATAATCCAGCATATCTTTGAGGAAATGTTCTGGCATAACTATCTACATTAGTTAATCCCATTAATTTAAAGCTTACATACTTTACAGCAGCTAAGTATTCTTCAATACTAAATTTACCATCATTAATTACATGAGCATAACTAATAAAGTTACTTCTTATTTGATCAGCTACTATAGGATCATTAGCTAAGTTATTAAGTTTATCTACAAAAGATTGTTCAATACTATCTTTTAATTTAGCTGGTACAGCCTTTTTAACTACATCTAAGGTTAAATTCATAAATAATCTCCATTTTCTATAAATTATATTATAAGTAATTTATAGTATGAAAAATAACCCCTAGATACATATATTATTTTTATATTTTATAAAAAGATGCAGAGACTAGATACATATATGTACTTAATCTATAGAGAGATGTTGGGGTCGTGGTTCA